GGCGGGCGCTACCGTTCCGGGACGGCTCCATGTCTGCCGTCATGGTCGATCCGCCATACACCGAACAATACGCTCGCCTTTGTCCATTACCTCGTACCGATGCCGCCGCCAGGCGGATACTCGACGCCGTACAGTTCGAGCGCGATCAGCCGGAGTTACCGCTTTGACGATCGTTGCCACCTACGACTACGTCGACGGCGCCGGGGACCTCGTCTATCAGAAGGTCCGGCTCGGGCCGAAGAAGAGTTTCCGGCAGCGGCGGCCGTTCCGCGGCGGATGGGCATGGGGACTCACCGCCGGCATCTACGTCCGCCGGGATGACGGTGACTGGCACCGACCGCGCGACGGCGAGAGCGATGACGGCGGCGAGACGCTCCCCGACACGCCGCGGGTTCTGTACCGGCTGCCGTCGCTCCTCGCTGCCGACCCCGAAGACGTCGTCATCTACGTCGAGGGCGAGAAGGATGCGGACCGGCTGGCGGCGGAGGGTCTGACGGCGACGACGGCCGGCGGCTCGAGTGACTGGCGAGCGGAGATGGCCGAGACCCTGGCCGGGCGCGACGTCGTCATCATCCCGGACAACGATCAGCCGGGACGGCGGCTCGCGCGCCAGGTGGCCCGCGCGGTGGCTGCGGTGCGCGCCCGGGTGCGGATGGTCGAGCTCCCCGGCCTCGGCGACGGCGGCGACGTGTCCGACTGGCTGGCCGAGAACACGGTCGACAAGTTCTGGCGAGTGGTCGGAGAGACGCCGGAATGGTCGGATGGCCCGGCGGATGAGCCGAAGACGCGAAACGGCGTCAACGGCTCCAACGGCAAGCATCACCCGGTCGTCCGCCGCTCGAGGCCGGTCACCGCGCTGGCCGATGAGATTCGCGCGCTCGCCAGCCTGCCGCGGGTCTCGTGGGGGTTCAAGGAGCTCGACCGGCTCGCCCCGCTCATCGTCGGCGGACTCGCCATTGTCATCGGCGCGACCGGGCGCGGGAAGACGAGCTTCCTGTTTCAGCTCGGCCGACACCACGCGAAGACGGTCGGCCCGGTTCTCGTGATCTCAGCCGAGCTCATCGGCGCCATCGCTGGGGCCCGGCTGGTGTCGGCGGAGCTCGGGCGCTCCTGGTACAGCGTTCTCGACAACAAGGTGTCTGACGAAGACCTCGCCCGCGCGCTCGACTTCCCGAACATGCGCATCATCGATGAGGTCAGCGGAGACACCTTGGAGCTCATCAAGGTAGAGCTCGAAGCGTTCGCCACCGAGTATCCCGGGAAGGTGCCTCTTGTGCTCGTAGACTACCTTCAATTGATTCCTGGCGGAGAAGAGGTCCGCGCGCGGGTCAGCGACAACGTGGTCGAGCTCCGCCGTCTCATGGCCAAGATGGGCGCGTTCGCATTCATCATCTCGAAGGCCGGCCGCGTCGCCGCCAAGGAACTCAGGAAGGGCGAGGCGCTCGGAACCGACGCCACCGAGGCGGGCGCCGAGACCGGGCAGATCGAACACGAGGCAACGGCACTGGTCGCGCTCGGTGCGATGCGACCGAAAAAGGCCGAAGACCCGGACGGGCCCGGCATCGTCGACGTGTCGCTCGCGAAGGCGCGCTTCGGCATCGGCGACAAGGTCATCCCGCTCGAGGTGGACCTCGCCTCCGGCCGCTTCTCTGAGTCCGGCGACGCGATGAGCGCGACCGATCGCCGCGCCGAGGCGAAGGCGATGAGCGAGGACGTCAAGGTCGGCGCCGCCGTCCGCGCAATCCGTGACCTCGTGTCGAAGGCTGCCGGGCCGCTGTCGAAGCAAGAGATCAAGCGCGAGATCGGCGGCAACTCGACCCTGCTCGGGGCCGCCATCATGCGTCTCGAGCGGTCGGGCGAGCTGGTTCAGGTGGTCGGCGAGGGCATCAAGCGGAAGGGCGGGCAGGCCCCGCTCTGGACCGAGGAGCTCGCCAGGGCCGCCGGACTGAGCGTGGTTCCGAGGACGGTGACGGGACAATGACGCACCGAGTAAATCTACCCGTTCCCGACCCGTTCCGTACCCATTCTAGAATGGGACAAAGACGACCCATTCCGGGCCTACGTAGTAGCCCGGGAATGGGTCATGTCGACCGCCGAGAACGAGCGACGCTCGGAATGGGTCTCTGGAATGGGTCGAGGTGGGCCCGATGAGCGCCGCCGGCCAGCTCGCCCTCCGCCCCTACCAGTCGGCCGCCATCGCCGCCATCCGCGAGCGGTACGCCGAGGGGGACCGGGGGACCTTGCTCGTGCTCCCCACCGGGACCGGCAAAACGGTTGTGTTCGCCGAGGTGGCCCGTCGGGTGGTCGCGGGCGGCGGTCGCGTCCTCATCCTCGCGCACCGGGCCGAGCTCCTCGAGCAAGCCGCCAACAAGCTCGATGCGGTCGGCGTTCGCGCCGGCATCGAGCAAGCCGGACGTCGAGGCGGCAGTGCGGACGTGGTCGTCGCCAGCGTGCAGACCCTGCGGCGATCGCGGCTCGAATGCTGGCCGACTGATTCGTTCTCGCTCATCGTCGTCGACGAAGCGCATCACGCGCCCGCGACGACCTACCGCACCGTCCTCGACTACTTCGCCGCCGCGCGCGTCCTCGGTGTAACGGCCACCCCCGACCGACTCGACGGGGCAGCGCTCGGCGGCATTTTTGACTCGGTCGCGTACAGCTACGAGCTCCGCGACGCCATCCGCGACGGCTGGCTCGCGCGCATCGAAGCCAGGAAGGTCCGCCTCGAGGTCAACCTCGACGAGGTCCACACCCGCGCCGGCGATCTCGACCTCCGCGAGCTCGAAGAGCGCTACGGGACCGGGGCGGCAGTCAAGGCGGTCGTCGATCCGCTGCGCGAGCTGGCGCCGGACAAGCGAACCATCCTGTTTGCCATCTCGGTCGCGCACGCGTCGCTCCTGGCCGACGCCATCAACGAGCACGAGCCGGGCGCGGCGCGTATGGTCTCGGGTGACACGCCGTACGACGAGCGGGTCGAGATCGTCGCCGACTTCCGCTCGGGCCGCCTGCGCGTTCTGGTGAACTGCCAGATCGCGACCGAAGGCTTTGACGTGCCCGAAATCGAGTGCGTCGGCATCGCGCGGCCGACCAAGAGCCGTGGCCTCTACTGCCAGATGTTGGGGCGCGGCACTCGTCTCGCGCCGGGCAAGGAGTCGGTCCTGGTTCTCGACTTCGTCGGCCTCACCACGCGCCATCGGTTGGTGACGCCGGCTGACATCCTGGCCGGCAAGGCGACGCCGCCCGATGCGCTCGCCGCTGCCCGCGAGCGCGATGGCGATGTCCTGGACGCGCTCGAGGATGAGGTCGGCCAGGCCAAGGAGCGCGCGAAGCGAGAGCCGTGGCACGTGACGAGGTGGCGCGCCGAGCTCGTCGACGTCTTCGGGGATCTGCCGCAAATCGAGCCGTGGCACGAGCCGGCGACGCAGGCGCAGCGGGCCGCGATCGAGCGCGCTGGCATCGCCGCGCCACCCGAGCTCACGAAGAAGGCAGCGTCAGCGCTCATCGAGGGCATCGTCGGACGGCACAGGAACGGGCTCTGCACCTACAAGCAGCTCAAGTTCTTACGCAAGCGCGGCGTGACGAACGCGGCCGGCCTCACGTTCGAGGAAGCCAACGAGCGCATCGGGCGCGTTATGTCGCGGTGGCGTGGACAGTCCGAGAAGGGCCCCGATCGCTGGCGCGGGAAGGGTGACCGGGCATGAAACAGCTCGCTCTACCCATCGCTCGGCCGCCGTGCCCGAAGCGAAGCGCGACCTGCCGACTCTGCTACCCGGTGCAGGTCCGCGGCTCGACCACCTGCGCGGTGTGCGGCGCATGGAGCACGACGCGATGAGTCGAGTACCACCATGGGCGCGTCGCAATGCAAGCAAGACGCATTGCATTCGGGGTCATGAATTCACGCCAGAGAACACGCGAACGAAATGGAAGTCTGGCAAGCCGGCGAGAAGGATTTGCATCGAGTGCGCGCGTCAACGGAACCGTGATCGTCGAGCGCGGGATCCTGAGCGGACCAGAGAGCTCTGGCGTAAGCACGCGCGAGCTTACCGCGCACGAAAGCGCGGCGGTCCGCTCAAGCGGGGCCGGTGTCATATCTGCCTGTCTCGCGATCACACTGACCTCACCTGCGAGCTCCTGCCATGAAGCTCGGCGGCAAAGGCGGCTGCAAGCCGGGCGACGTCGTGCGCACCGTCGCGGGCGAGACCCTTGTCGTGTTCTCGGAGGTCAACGGCCGCGTTTGGTGCCGCCACGTCGAGCCCGAGGAGCCGTGGCGCGAGATCTCCGAGCCGTTATTCTTCGACCCGGACACCGAGGTCACGCGCATCAAGCATGGAGCCGAACGCTTCCCGAAGTTCGGGGGCGACGAAGAAACCGATCCGCTGATGAGGGGGTAGTCGTCATGGCAGTCATCCAGGGACCGTGGAAGCCGAAGCGCCTGCGCTGGTATCACCGCGCGCACCGCTGGGGCGCGTACATCTTCGCGGGCGAGGGCCTGTGGGCCTGGATCTTCGCCAGCTGTGTCCTGTGCGGGCTCGCGGCGGCCTTCTTCGCCGTGCTCGTGGCGGTGGGCGGGTGACCTCCGACCGCGCCATCTGGATTTACTACCCGGGACCGGGGCGGTCTCGGCGATGGCGCCACGTCACGCCGGTGCGCATCTGGCACGGCCGCATCCCGCACCGGAAGGGCGAGCGCTGGTACCTCGACGCGTTCGACCACGAGAGCAAGGCGCCGCGTTCGTTCTCGCTGGCCGAGATCGCTCGCTGGACCGAGGAGCGGCCGATCCCATGAGCAGCAAGCCACACGTGCAGTCCATCGCCGAATGCAGGCGTCGTGGATGGCTGGCTGGCACCGTCGAACGCTTCTATCAACGTCGGCGGCACGACCTCTTCGGGTGCATCGACATCGTTGCACTCGATGGCCAGCCGGGGATCCTCGGCATCCAGGCTTGCAGCGACAAGCGGGCAAAGGGCGGAGGCGACACGGCCGCGCACGTGACCAAGATCCTGACCGAATGCCGAGCAGCGGCCGAGCGCTGGCTCAAGGCAGGGAACCGACTCGAGGTATGGGCATGGGCAAAACGCCCGTGGCCAGGTTGGAAGAGACTTCGGTGGACGCTGACGCGTGTGCCGATCACGATTGGAGGCATAGATGGGAACGAAGAAGAAGAACGGGGCCAACGGGACGAGCAAGCACGGGCGGGGGCCGGCAAAGCCGACGCCAACGCAGACGGCGAAGCTCCAGGCGGGACAGCGGCAGCTCGAGATCCCGGGTGCGGGGCGGCCGCGAAACAAAGCGCTCGACGAAGTCGTCGAGCCGTTCGTCGAGGCGAGGATGAAACGCATCCACTGGGGCAACGAGGAGGATCGGCTGCACGCGATCGTCCTGGCGAGGATGAAGGAGCTCAAGCTTCCGACGTATGACATCAGCGAGCTCCTCGACGACGACGACGAGCGCGGCCGCTACCTGGAGATCGTCCCGGAGGGCGAGAAGGTGAAGATCCGGCGCCGCAAGCGGAGCAAGTCGAGCGCGAAGCCAAGCGCCAGCGCATCGGCGGACGCGTCGGCATGAGCAAGCCCAATCCAGATCTGGCTGTCGACGTCACCGAGCCGCCGAGCGAGACGAAAGTCATGCGCGGCATCGAGCGCGCCTTCGAGATCGCCGAGAAGCGGGCGAAGAAGGCCCGCGATCAGGCATGGGCGAAGGCGATCGATCTCGTCAATGAGCTCGACGTCGAGGATGCGCAGCGTCGCGTCATGGAGTGGACAAAGGCGCGCTACGGGAATCCCGGGTGAGCGTGGTCGTGGCCGATCGTCCCTACCGCTCGCTCACGAAGGCCGAGAAAGAGGCCGAGGTCTACGGCCGCCTTCGTGAGCCGGCGGTAGCGTGCGCCCGCTGTGAGGTGCAGGTCATGCCATCGGACATGCCTCGCCACCTGGAGAGCGCCTGTCCTGGCAGGCGAGAACCTCATCCGCTCGACCGCTGGCTCACGTGGGCGGGCGCGATGGGGCTTGGCGTGGCAAAGGCGACGATGTATCGCTGGATCAGGGCGGGCGAGATCCAGGTGCGGATGGTCAGCGGTACGCGTCGCTACCTGGAGCGGGACATCGTCAAGCTCATGTCTCGGCAGATACCTCGGTTCCCACACGGAACCAACGGCAGGAAGAGGAAGCGATGATCGTCGTCGATGCCAACATGCGACCGCTTCAAGCGTTCACGAAGAACATGCCCAAGGCAGTGAAGTCGGCCTTGCGGAAGGCTGGCTCGACCGCACTGCGCGACATGCGCGCTGAGGCAACGAAGCGGGTGCGCGAGCGGAAGCGCATCAAGGGAAAGTACATTCGCGAGGCGCTTGTCCTCGGCAGACCGCGGGGCGCGAACGTCGATGCGTGGCAGTGGAGGGTCGACGTCAAGGGGACGCCCGTTCCCCTCGTCGCATACCCGCATCGACAGACGCGACGTGGCGTGAGCGTCGAGGTGAACCGAGGCAAGCGCACGCTCATCAAGGGCGCATTCCTCGCAACCATGGCGAGCGGACACAAGGGTGTGTGGATTCGTCGAGGTCGCAAGCGGCTGCCGATCCGTGAGCTCCTGGGCTCGCGTCCGGCCGATGCGCTCCTGCACAAGGGCGAGGCGGAGGGTGTGCTCGCTCGAGGAGCGGCCACGTTCGTCGCTGGCTTCGCGCGGCTCTTACCGCTCGAGATGGCGAAGGGCAAGTGAATTCGCGGATGCGTAAGTGCTTGAAATGCGAATTGCATAGCGAATGCGCGCACTTGGATGCAAACGAACGGCGAGCGATATTGCCCAATGGATACGCATACTTGGGGCTTTGGGTCCTTCCGCATACTTAGCCGGGGTGCGGGTCAGGGACTTCGCGGCTTTCGAATAGGCAAGCAAATCAATTAGTTATGCCGTGACGATCGGGGACTGCCATTTCTGCAGATGAATTGTTTCGCTGAGTTATGGATCGGACGCTCCAAAAAGAATTGCAGCGCAGGATACCAAAGAAGGTGACAACTCCTCGTAAACATAGACCCGTATCGATTCGCCAGGCGGCGAAGCGCCTCGACTGCCACCCGGAAACGCTCCGGGACGCGATCTCGGACGGCCGGATTCCGGCGGCGCTGGTCGCGTGGGTGCCGGGCAAGCGCGGCCAGCTGGAGCCGAAGATCGCAGACCTCGACGCAGCGGCGGCGGCGTGGCGCGAGAACACCCGCCCGCGCGAGCTGGCGGCCGCGCCGGCGTCGGCCGCGACCACCGGCTACCAGACTGCGCGCGCCACCCGCGAGGCGGAGACCGCTTCGCTCCAGCGACTCAAGCGCGAGGCGGCGGAGCTCGAGCTGGCCGCGCGCCGCGGTGAGCTCGTCCCGGTCGCCGAGGTGAAGGCGGCGCTCGCCGAGGAATACGCCGCGGTCAAGTCGAAGCTCCGCGCGATCCCGTCGCGTGCGAAGGCCGAGATCCCCCACCTGACGCCGGCCGACGTCGGGCTCCTGAAGCGACTTATTGATGAGGCGCTGGCCGAGCTCGCCGACGAGGATGTCGCGGCCGAGGAGCACTGATGCCAGACCGCAATCCGGGCCGGCTATCCAACTGGAAAATTGTTTGCTTCCACTGTCGGGCAGAGTTCCTTGACGCCGAGAAGGTGCAGGCGATCGCCGACCACTTCGCGAACGTGCACGACGGCGCGCCCGCGAAGCTGGAGCTTGTCTGGATCGGCCTCGGACCGGCCCCAAAGGCTATGCCAAAGATCGGCGGCGCGTGAAAACGCACGGACATGACGTCGACGGATTCGGTATTCGGATCGTCGACTGCACTTGCGACGACTGGCCGCGTGGACTGCCGAGTGCCCGTCTGCGCGCCGGTTGGCGGGAACGGCTGAGGGCGTGGCGGAGGTGTCGTCGGCGCGCCCGCGCGCTGAGCGCAGAAGAGATCAGGATCAGGACGGAGCTTGCGTACCTGGCTTCCAAGATGCGAGAGGCTGGCGTCGCTCGCGACGTGGCGGCGCAGGCGCTTGACGTGGTCGGCCGCGCGATGCGTTCCCTGCCGCGCGCTACCTTGATCCCTGGGCCCGGCCGGCCGACTTCACGATGACTCGCCCCGCCTGGCTCGTCGGCTCGCGCGCGCCGCTCCGGCCGCCGCCGACGCTCTCGCTCTCGCAGTGGGCCGAGGCGCACTACGTCCTCTCGGCCGAGAGCGCGGCCATGACCGGCCGCTTCGTCCCGTACCCGTTCCAGCGCGAGATCCTCGACGCTTTCACCGATCCCACGGTGGAGTGGATTACCGTGATGAAGTCCGCCCGCGTCGGGGCGACCAAATTCATCAACATGGCGATCGGCTACTGCATTGCCGCCGATCCGTGCTCTGTGCTGGTCGTCCAACCGACCATCGACGACGCTCGAGGCTACGCGAAGGAGGAGCTCGTCCCGATGCTACGCGACGTCGCCGTCCTGACCGACGTCGTCGGCGACCCGGCCGAGCGCGACCCCGACCAGACCACCCTCCATCGCATGTACCCGGGCGGCGTGATGTCGCTCGTCGGCGCTAATTCCGCTCGAGGATTCCGGCGCACGACTCGTCGCGTCGCGCTCCTCGACGAGATCGACGGCTATCCGCCGAGCGCCGGCAACGAAGGCGATCAGATCGAGCTGGCGGTGAAGCGAACCGAGACGTTTCACGACAGGAAGATCGTGACCGTCTCGAGCCCGACCGACGAAGCCATCTCGCGCATCGAGCCGCTGTACCTCGCCGGTGATCGACGGCGCTACCACGTTCCCTGCCCGCTGTGTGGTCACTTCGATTTCCTGACCCCGCGCCCACGCGACGACCGACGCGGTCACGTGATGCGCTGGCCGAAGGATGATCCCGCGAGCGCCTACTTCGAATGCTCCGGCTGCGGCGGCGCGATCGAACACCGCCACAAGCGCTCGACGGTCGAGGCGGGCAAATGGATCGCGGAAGCCGAGTTCCGCGGGCACGCGAGCTTCCATATCTGGGCCGCCTACTCGTTCTCGCCGGGCGCGACATGGGGCGCCATCGCCGAGCGCTACTCGAAGGCGGCCCACTCCGGCAACGCGCTCAAGCTCAAGACTGTCATCAATCTCGACTTCGGCGAGACCTGGAAGGAGCGCGGCGAAGCGCCCGACCACGAGCAGCTCTTCAAGCGCCGCGAGCGCTACCAGATCGGCACCGTGCCCGCCGGCGTTCTCTTCCTGACCGGCGGTGTCGACGTCCAGATCGATCGCCTGATGTACGAGGTAGTCGGCTGGAACGCATGGAAGGAATCCTTCTCGGTCGAGGCGGGCGAGCTCACCGGCGACACGTCGGGGCCGGAGCCGTGGCAGAAACTCGACGAGCTCCAGGCGCGCACGTTCCCGCGGGCAGACGGCGGGCCGCCGCTGCCGATCGCTATGCTCGGCGTCGACTCCGGTTTCAAGACGCAGACCGTTTACAACTGGTGTCGCGGGAAGTCGATCTCGCGCGTCATTGCGACCAAGGGATCGCAGTACGCAAAGACGCTCGTTGGCACGCCGTCGGCGGTCGACGTTCACTTCAATGGCCGCCGCATCCCGAACGGCTACCGGGTCTGGAACCTCGGCGTCGACATCGCGAAGGATGAGCTCTACGGCTGGCTCAAGCTGAAAGAGCCGCTTGTCGAAGGCGAGTATCCGCCCGGCTGGTGTCACTTCCCGGAGTACGCCGAGGGCTATTTTGAGCAGCTGACCGCCGAGCGAAAGGTCCCGGTCAGGACCCGGCACGGCTACACGGTTTGGGTCTGGCGCATCCAGGAGAATCGCGAGAACCACTATCTCGACTGTCGGGTGATCGCCCGCGCGTGCGCGTCTATTCTCGGGCTCGACCGCCATATCCCGCCGGCGACCGGGACCGTGTCGGCTGCCGCCGTGGCTGCCGCCCCGCGGCCAGCTGCCGCCGCCGCGACGCCGCCCCGTCCGGCCCCGCCGCCGCGCCAGCCGAGCGGGTTCTACTCGAAGGGTGGCGGCCGCCGACCCCGCAGCGGCGGTTCTAGCTGGTACGGCCGCCGCCGTTGACATCGGGGCCCGACTCGTGATCCCGGTGGGGACGGATGGCCTGGACGCAGGAAGACATCGACAAGCTCAAGGCGGCCATCGCGACCGGCGTCTTGACGGTGGTCTATGACGGACCGCCCCGCCGGCAGGTGACCTACCAGTCGACCGACTCGATGCTGAAAGCGCTAGGCGCCATGCAAGGCGAAGTCGATGCGACGGCGGGAACGTCGTCGGTCATCCGCACCGCGTACAACCGCGGTTTCAACCGGCAGGGTTCGCGCGGAAGGTTCCGGCGCAATGAGTAGGGCGCTGGCCGTTCGGCCGCCGGCCGCGCTCTCGCGGTGGGATCGAATCCTTCTCGCCATCGCCCCGAGGTGGGGACTCCGCCGCATCCGCGCGCGAGCGGCCGCCGCCGACCTGGCGCGCCACTACGAAGCGGCCGCCTCCGGCCGGCGCACCGATGGATGGACTCGAGCCGGCGGCGACGCGAACGCCGCCAACCGCCGCGACCTGCCGACGCTGCGCGACCTGTCGCGCGACATCCGCCGCAACAACTCATGGGCGCGCCGGGCGGTCAGGGTCATCGGCAACAACACAGTCGGATGGGGTATCAAGGGCAAGGCGGCGGAGAGCACGCCGCGCGGCGTTCGCACGGAGGCAAATCGGATCTGGAACCAGTGGACCAGGTCGAGCGCGTGCGACCATGACGGCCGTCTCGCGTTCGCCGGTCTCCAGCGGCTGGTGATCGACACGGTGGTCGATTCCGGCGCCGCCATCATCCTCCGCGTTCGCAACGTCGACGATGAGCGGCTGCCGGTTCCGCTTCGAGTCCGCGTTCTCGAGCCCGACTACATCGACCTGTCGAAAGATGGGCCGGTCCGGGGAGGTGGCGGCAACGTCATCGTGCAGGGCATCGAGCTGGATCGCAGCGGTCAGCGTGTCGCCTACTGGCTTTTCCGCCAGCATCCGGGCGCGACCGGGGCCGCCGGCATGATCGACCCGCGCGGCCTCGAGTCGGTTCGCGTTCCGGCAGAAGACGTCATCCACGTCTATGACATCGAGCGGGCCGGCGGACTGCACGGCATCCCCTGGCTGACCGCTGTGATCCCTCGGCTGAATGACCTTGGCGACTACGACGACGCCAAGCTCATGCAGGCGAAGATCGCCGCCGCTCTCGCTGGTTTCATCCACGACATCGACGGATTCGGCGCCACGATGGGCGAGGTGGGAACGCTCGGCGCCGCATCGACTCCGCTCGAGGATCAACTCGTCGAGGAGATCGAGCCGGGGACGCTGATCAAGCTGCCGGCCGGGAAGAACATCACGTTCTCTCAGCCGCCGTCTGCGTCGGACCATGCGCCGTTCACGGCCAGCCAGCTCCGCGCGATCGCCGCCGGGCTCGATGTCACGTACGAGGACATGACCGGCGACTACAGCCAGGTCAACTATTCGAGCGCGCGCATGGCCCGCCTCTCCCACTACCAGGCGGTCTACCACTGGCGATGGAACATGCTGATCCCGCAGTTCTGTGACGGGGTGTGGGGATGGGTCGTCGGATTCGCCGCCGAAGAGAACGGCTGGGATCGGACGCCGGACGCCGAGTGGACCGAGCCGCCGATGCCGATGCTCGACCCCGACAAGGAAGGTCGCGCCACCTCGTCGCAGGTGCGCTCGGGCATGAAGACCCTCTTCCAGGTCATCCGCGAACAGGGGCTGGATCCCGAGGAGCACCTGGCCGAGATCGCTGCCGCGAACGCGAAGCTCGATGAGCTCGGCATCTGGCTGGATTCGGACCCCCGCCGCACGTCCGCCGCGGGCCTGACGCAGGCGAGCGTGGGCGGCGTGGCGCCGGCTGGCGACGTCGAAGAGGACGCATCCGCGGCGACGAACGGGTCCGCCAACGGCTTCGCCCAGGATGACGACGAAGACGCTTCCGACGCCGAGCTCCAGTAGGGGGCTTGACATCGGATCCCAAGTCGTGATCCCGGGTGGCTTGTCGATGTCAGCCAGGTCAAAGCGACGCACCCGAGCAGCCGAGAAGACCGTCACCCGGCAGATGCCGCGCCTCTCGATGCGCGCCAGCTTCGCTCCGGCGACGGTGAACGACGAGAACCGCACGGTCGAAGTGGTTTTCACTACGGGCGCCCGGGTGAAACGGCAGGGCTGGTTCTCGCCGCCCTACTTCGAGGAGCTCTCGCTGGACAAGGGACATGTCCGGCTGGATCGGCTGAACGGCGGCGCCCCACTCCTCGACTCGCACGGGTCTTTCGACATGTCGCTCGACGACGTGATCGGCGTGGTCGAGGAGGGAACCGCCCGCGTCGAGAACGGCCGCGGTCTGGCGCGCGTTCGTTTCTCTCGCGGCGAGCGCGGCGAGGGCGCATTCCGTGAGGTGAAGGACGGCATCCTCCGCAACATCTCGGTCGGCTACCAGATCCACAAGATGAAGCGGATCAAGGATGAGCTCGCCGAGGAGTCCGAGGACAGCGACAGTGAAGACGTGATCCCCGTCTTCCGCGCCATCGATTGGGAGCCGCACGAGCTCTCTCTCGTTCCGATTCCCGCAGACGCCGCCGCGCAGGTGCGAAGCGGCGACGTCACGACCAATCCTTGCGAGTTCGTCACTCGCGCATCGGAGGAGCCGAAGATGGCCAAGATGAAGAAGAAGGCGAAGCCGTCCACTACCACCGCGGCCGCGCCCGCCACCGCTCGCGCCGAGAATCCGACGCCGGACGACGACGACGTCGAGACCGACGAGGAACGCGCCGAGGACGAGACCGAAGACGAAGACGTCGAGGCCGACGAAGAAGAGTCGGAGGGTGAGGAGGTCACGTCCGGCGGTGACGATGCCGCCGCCGCGGGTCGCGCGTTGCCGGCCGCCACCGACAACCGCCGCGCTGTCGAGATGCTTCGGCTGGCGCGCGCGCTGCGCATCACTGACGAGAAGTTCGTCGAGCGCCACCTGGAGAAGGGAACCCCGATGGGCAAGTTCCGACGGATCGCCGTTCGCAAGGCGGCGTCCGATGCCGGCGAGTCACCGATCCTGCCCGGCGGCCCGCGGATCGAGGCGGTGCGCGGCGGCGACCCGCGCGACAAGTTCCGCCACTGCGCGGTGAGCTGGCTCCTCATGCGGAGCGGCTTGGCCGATCAGGTGGCCGCCGTGGCGAAGAAGCGCGGCGAGTCGTTCGTGGTCGACCCCGGCGAGGTGGCCGGGATGACCCTCCTCCGGCTGGCGGAGGAGTGCATCGTTCGCGCTGGCATCAAGGTCCGCGGGATGAATCCGCTCAAGATGGCGGAGATCGCTTTCGATGCCCGCGCCGGCGGATTCCAGACCACGAGCGATTTCCCGGTCATCCTCGATCAGACCGTCGATCGCGCGCTCCTGGCCGGCTACGAGCTGGCGCCGCACGAATGGCGCAAGCTGGCCAAGGTCGGAAGCCTGTCGAACTTCAAGCCGTCGAAGCGAATCCGGCTGGGGTCGATGGGTCGCCTGGATCGGGTCCCTCAGCACGCCGAGTTCAAGAACAAGCCACTCCCCGATGGCGTCGAGGAGGAAGTGCAGCTCGAGACGTTCGGCAACATCGTCGCGATCACTCGGCAGGTCATCATCGACGACGATCTCGGCGCCGTCCTCAGCATGGCCGGCGACATCGGTCTCATGGCCGGCGAGACCATCGAGCTCGAGTTCTGGGATCTGCTGAACCAGAACGGCGGTCTCGGCCCGGACATGGCCGACGGCAAGCCGCTCTTCGATCCCGACCACAACAACATCCAGACCGACGGCACCGCTCTCAGCGAGGCGGGGCTCGACGCCAACCGCCTGCTCATGGGGTCGCAGACCGACCAGAGCGGGAAGCGCATCGTGATGCGGCCGACCGTCCTCCTCGTCTCCCTGGCGCAGGGGTCGCAGGCGCGGAAGCTGAATACGGCCGAGTTCGACATGGATGCGGCCGATGGCGTCACGCCGAGCGACGTCCGCGGACTCTTCCGCGACATCATCGACTCGCCGTACGTCACCTCTCCGCGGCGCTACCTCTTCGCGGATCCCCAGCGGAACCCGACGTTCGAGGTCAACTTCCTGAACGGTCAGCAGACCCCGTTCACGGAGAGCCGCGACGGCTGGCGCATCGACGGCAAGGAGTACAAGGTCCGGCACGACTTCGGAGTCGACGCGGTCGACTACCGCACCGCGGTGACCGACGACGGACTGCCGCCGTCCTGATCCGGCTGAGAACTGAGAGTCCCGGCCGTCGCCGGCGCCGCCCCGAGCGCATCGGGGATCGAAGACAGGAGAGCAGAGATGGCATCCAACTACGTGCAGCCCGGCGACGTCCTCGAATTCGAGGCGCCTGTCGGCGGCGTCGTGTCCGGCACCTGCTACGTGATCGGCAGCTTCTTCGTGGTCGCGACGGTGGACGCCGATGCGGGCGACATGTTCCGCGGGCAGATCACCGGCTGCTGGCGGCTGCCGAAGACGGCCGGCCAGAGCTACACCGCCGGCGATCCCCTCTACTGGGATGAGGCGCCGGGCCAGCTGACGAACCAGACCGCGGCCGGTCCGATGATCGGCGCCGCGTCCGAGGACGCCGCGACGGCCGACGACACCGCGGCGGTTCGCCTGAACGGCATCGCGCTCGAGGGTATCGGGACCAGCTGATCCGATGTCGTTCGCGGACCTCGTAGCGCAGACCGACGACGCCGTGCGGGCCCACCTCGGCCCCACGGCGGTTCGCTATGAGTCCGCCAGCCACGGGCTCGTCACGCCGGATCCCGTCGGCATGTTCGACGAGAACTTCCGGCTCGAGGACGAATCGCGGTCGGGGATCGAGACGGTCACCCCCGCGGTCTGGCTCAAGCTGGCCGACCTTCCTGTCCACCCGAACGACGACGACCCCGTCTTGACCATCAACGGCAAGCGCTACACCGTCCGCCAGCGCTCGACCGATGGCGAGGTGGGCGGCTCCGTCCTCCTCTTCCTGCACCGAGCGGAGTGATGCCTCACCAGCGCACGCTCATCCGTCGCGCGGTGGTCGCTGCCCTCCTGGAGAAGACGGCCGCCGCCGAGCGCGTCTTCGCGACGCAGATCCTTCCGCAGCGCGCGCTCCGCGACCTACCCTCGATCTGCGTCTACACGCCGGAGGATGAGACGGATGACGACACCGTCTCGACCGCGCCGCGTGACCCCGTCCGCCGCCTCGAGATCATCATCGAAGGCGCGGTCGGGGTGCCGGCCCCGCGCCTCGAGACGCTCCCCCTCATCGCCGACGCCGTCGAGGATGCACAGGACGATCTCGCGCTCGAGATCGAGCGGGCCATGGAGGCGGACGTCTACCTCGGCGACACCGTCGGCGGCATCGGTGTCGTTCTCGACAAGACCGAGCTTCCGATCGCGGAGGAGGGCGACCGGATGATCGGCATCGTCCGCATGACCTACAGCGCGACGTACAACTTCGTCGCCACCGAGGAGGGCACCGCCGACGAGTTCCTCCGCGCCGGCGTGGTCACCAAGGTGGTTCCGGTGGAGAGCGACGACGACGACGCCGAAGACCTCTTCGAAGTGAGGGCATGATGCGAGTGAGACCTGCCACGCCGGGCGCGATCATCCGCGACCCGAAGACGAAGAAGGCGCTCCCCGACGACGGCGCGAACGTCGGCCGGAGTCTCTACTGGCGGCGCCGCCTCCGCGACGGCTCTGTCGTTCCGGTCGAGGACGAGGACGAGGTCCCGGTCCCGACCGGACGCGAGCCGGTCGTCCCGCTCACCACGCGGCGGATGCCGCTTCCGGGCGTTCCCGCCTACCGAGGAGATGACAACAAATGAGCCCGGTCAACTTCAACGAGATCGCCAGCAACCTCCGCGCGCCGACGAACCAGGTCGAGGTCGATGCGTCGCAGGCGTCGCAGGGGCCGTCCCTCCTGGCCTACCGCGCGCTCCTCATCGGACAGAAGACCGTCGACGGGGAGGCCGACGACTCAACCCTCCACCGCGTCACCTCCGAGGAGGATGTCGTCCGGCTGGCCGGCCAGGGATCGCTCCTGCACCGGATGGCGATCGGCTGGCTGTCGGCCAACAAGTCGACCGAGCTCTGGATCGGCGTCCTCGAGGATGACGGCGGCGGCGCCGAGGCGGACGGGACGATCACGGTGTCGGATGCGAACCCGTCGATCCCGAACGCGGCCGAGGACGGCACGATCGCGCTCTATGTCGGCGGCGTCCGCCTCGCGGTCGGCGTCACCGAAGGCGACACCCCGAGCGAGGTGGCGACCGCCATCGCCGCCGCCATCAACGCGGATCTCACCCTGCCGGTCACCGCGCAGGCGGCCGGCCCGGTCGTCACCGTCACCTTCCGCAACGCGGGCGAGGCGGGCAACGCCTACGACCTCCGCGACAGCTACCGCGACGGCGAGCGGCTGCCGGCAGGCATCGAGCTGGCCTACTCGGCCATGAACGGCGGCACCGGCAATCCCGACCTCGACGACCTGATCGCGGCCATGGCGAACCAGTGGTTCCATATCATCGCCCACCCGTACACCGACGGGACCAACCTGGACGCGCTTGAGGATGAGCTCGCCGACCGCTTCGGCCCGAGCCGGATGATGGACGGCGTCGCGTTCACGAGCGCGGTCGGCAGCTTCGCCAACCTCACCACGCTCGGCAACACGCGCAACTCGCCGCACTCGGTGATCGTGGCGCAGCCGGGTGTGAACCCGCTGACCCCGAGCTTCGAGTTCGGGCCGGAGTACGCCGGGCTCGTCGCCAAGCACGGCTCGATCGACCCGTCGCGACCGTTCCAGACCCTCGCGATGCGGCACGCACTGCCGCCGGCGGAGATCGATCGGTTCACCTACGAAGAGCGCAACCTGCTCCTGTTCGAGGGCATCGCGACTTCTCTCGTCGAGGTGACCGACGTCCAGATCGAGCGGGCGATCACGACGTACCAGCGGAACGCCGCCGGCGCCGACGACGTCGCCTACCTCGACGTCACCACGCTCCTGACCCTCATGTACCTCCGGTACGACTGGCGCTCGCTCATCAAGCGGCGCTACCCGCGCCACAAGCTCGCCGACGACGGCACCAAGTTCGGCGCCGGCCAGGTCATCATGACCCCGAAGCAAGGCCGGGCCGAGGCGATCCTCTGGTACGACGCCAAGATCGAGCAGGGTCTGTGTGAGGACGCGGCCGGCTTCGAGGAGCGTCTCAACGTCGAGCGCAACCTGACGGACGTCAACCGGCTCGACTGGGATCTCGGTCCCGACCTGATCAACGCGTTCGTCATCGGAGCGACCAAGATCTCATTCCGCCTGTAAGGGAGGCAGCATGGCGAACCAGCGACGAGCGGGTCTGATTCAGGTGAAGGTCGACGGCGAAGTGCAAGACGCCGTCGGCGACTTCACCTACAACACGGGCGGCGTCAAGCGCGAGACGCTCGTCGGTTCCGACGGGATCCACGGCTACAAGGAAACGGCACAGCCGGCATGGATCCAGGGTGTCATCCGCGACCGCGGCAACCTCAAGATCGCCGACATCACCAAGATCACCGAGGCGACGATCACCCTCGAGCTCGGCAACGGCAAGGTGTTCGCGCTTCGCGACGCATGGTGGGCCGGTGACGGCGACGTGTCCTCCGACGAAGCGACGATCGCGGTTCGCTTCGAAGGCAAGAGCGGGAAGGAAGTCGGCGCCTGATGTCCTCCAACGGAGATCGCCGGGTGGTCAAGCTCCGCCACCCGGTCAAGGATGAGGTCGAGGAGCGGACGATCGAGGAGCTCCGGTTTCGCGCAGGCCGGTTCGGCGACCTCAAGGGTCTCCGGTTCCAGTTCGGAACCGGCGCCGTCCCGGTCGAGTTCGACGACCTGATGACCGTCGCCAGCCGGCTCAGCGGAGAGCGTGTCGAGATCATCGCCAAGCTCGAGGGCCAGGACCTCGCGGAGGTCGTCCGCCTGGCGCTGGATTTTTATCTCTCGTTCCTGATGACTGGCGAGACTGGTTCGGAATCCTCGCCCACAACCTAGGGATCCAACCGTCTGAGCTCTGGCAGATGGAGGTAGCGGATCTCGAGTTCTGGCAGGACCGCTACGACTGGCTGAAAGAGCATGGCCACCGGTAAAGAGATCCCCGTCAGCATCGTCATCAGGACGGTCGACCAAGCGACCGCCCGGGTGAAAGAGATCAACGATCGCATCGAGCGATCGTTCAAGCCGCTCAAGGATCTCGGCGGCCAACTCGGGAACCTGTACCAGAACAGCGGGCTCCCCCAGATCGCCTCCGGGATCAGCAAGGTCGGCGGCGTTCTCAAGAGCACGATCCGGGATCTCGGCTTCGTCGCTGCCGCCGCCGGTGCCGCGGTCTACGGCTTCAAGCACCTGGTCGACGAGTTCGACGACCTCGGCGACGCCGCCGAGAAAGCCGGTGTCTCGGTCGACTTCCTGGCGCAACTCCGCGCCGCCGCCGAGGAGGCCGGCTCGTCGGCCGAAGAGCTCGACGCTGGACTCTCCACCTTCACCAAGTCGCTCGGTCAGGCGCAGGCCGGAACCGGGAAGCTCCATGGTTTCCTGAAGAAGGTCAGTCCGGCGCTCCTCGAGCAGGTCAAGCACGCCAAGTCGAACGAAGAAGCGTTCGACCTCATGGCCAACGCCATCGCCAAGATCCCGGATCCGGCCCGGCGGGCGGCGCTGGCCACGGCGACATTTGGCGGCGCTGGAGTCGGTCTCGCGCCACTCCTCAGCCGCGGCAAGAAAGGAATCGACGAGCTCCGCGCTGCCTACTTCAAGCACGCCGGCAGCCAGCAGGCTGCCGCCGACGCGGCACAGAAGGTCAAGGAGTCGCTCGGCCCGCTCAATAACGAGTTCACCAGGCTCAAGGCGGAGATCGTCGTCGGCGTCGCGCCGGCATTCATCGAGCTCACCAAGCGCGCGACCGACTTCCTTTCCGGTCACAAGGAGCAGATCGCTGCATGGATCCGCGACTTCGGCCAGGCGCTCCCTGGCGCCATGTCGAAGGCGATCGACTTCCTGGGCGACGTCAAGGATGCGCTCCTCCCGGTCATCCACCTCATCGGCGACATGGTCGATTTCGTCGGCGGCGCCGAGAACGCGGTCAAGCTCCTGGTGATCGCGTGGGCATCGTTCAAGGCGCTCCAGCTGGCCGGCGCCATCGCGGAAATCACCGGCGGACTCGGCAAGCTCGCGGTGGCGGCCAAGGCAGCCGCGGCAGCTGGCGAGGCGGGCGGAGCGGCCGGGGCCGCCGGCGCCGCCGGGGCGGCCGCCGGCAAGGGTGGGTGGCTGTCCAAGGCCGGCAAGGTGGCGGCGTCGGTCTCGGTGATCGCGGCCGCCGGTGCGCTTGGGCTCGAGCTGGGCGAGCGTGCCGGCACCCGCGAGAAGATCTTCGGGACCAAGGGCGTGAACGACTTCGCGACGCTCCAGGCGAAGCGGAACGTCGAGGGCCGGCTCGGATTCATGCCGGGCAGCTACGACGCCGCCGTCGCCGAGGGCCAGGCGATCATCGATGCGCGGAACGCCGCGTTCAATGCCAACCGGAGCCGCAGCCGGTCGGCCAGGCGCGCGCTCGGCGTCGGCCCGCTGGCCGAGGAAGCGCCGATCACGGGCGCGGACATGCAGGCGCTCATCAGCGCGCTCCGTGACCTGACCAAGGGTGGCCTCACCGTCGACTTCAAGAACGCGCCCGCCGGAACCCGGGTCGAGAAGAAGGCCGACTCGCTGATCGACTACAGCGTCGGATACCTGCTGGGCGGTGGATCGTGAGCTGGCAGGACGACCTTTCGCACGTCGTCATCGGCGGCCGCCGCCTGATCGGCGCCAGCTTCCGCGGCATCCCGTTCTTCGTCGAGGCGGCACAGCACACCGGCGGACGGCGGACCGAGACGCACGAGTTTCCCGGCCGCGACGATCCGTGGGTGGACGACCTCGGCAAGCGGGCGCACACCTTCTCGGTCGACGGTTACGTGGTCGGCGACGACTACGTCGCCCAGCAGACCGCGCTCATCGAAGCGCTCGAGGATGTCGAGGGTCCGGGCGAGCTCATCCATCCGTACCTGGGCCGCAAGGTGGCCATCTGCTCCGGCTTCACCATGCGCTCGTCGAGCGCCGAGGGCCGGATGGTCCGGTTCTCGATCGACTTCTCCGAGACCCCCGCACAGCCGCCAGTCCCGTCCGATGCGCCGGACATGCCGGCGGTGGTCGACGAAAGCGCCGACCTGGCGCTCTCCGCCAGCCGGGGCGAGTTCGTCAGCGCCTACTCGGTTCTCGGGATGCCCGGCTTCGCGCTCGAAAGCCTGACCGAGGCGCTCTCCGACGGTACCGAGTTCCTCCTCGACACCGTCGCCCCGGTGATCAGCGTGACGCAGGAAGCGGCCAAGATGACGCAGGAGCTCGAGCTCATGGTCGCCACCGCGTCGGAGCTCGTCCGCACCCCGGGCGACGTCTTCGACTCGCTCGTCGGCGCGCTCTCCACGCTCGAGGCGACCGCGCTCGGGGCGCCGCTGTCACTCCTGCAAGCGCTGTCGGCGGCCGCCGACTTCGACTTCGGGCCCGAGCCGCTCGGCGACACCGGCACCCGCGACCGAGAGCGCGAGAACCGCCGCCATCTGATCTCCGCCTTCCGCCGGGTCCTCATCGTCGAGGCGGCCCGGCTGGCGCCGCACGGCGTGTACGACACGGTCGATTACGCGATCGAGACCCGTGACCAGCTGGCCGCGCAACTCGAGTCCGAGGCGGAGTCGGCCGGTGACGCCGCCTACCCGGCGCTCGTCCGCCTGCGGTCGGACGTCCTCCGCTCGGTTCCGCCCGACGGCACCTTCGCCCGCGTGATCACCGTGAGCCGGCCGGTCGCGATCCCGTCCATCCTCCTCGCATACCAGCTCTACGGCTCGGTCGATGCCGAGGACGACCTCGTCGCCCGCAACCGGCCGCGGCACCCCGGATTCATGTCGGGCGATCTCCAGGCGATCTCCGATGCCGGATGAGGTCGTCCTCTTCGTCAACGGCCGTCGCTATGAAGGCTGGAAGACGATTCGCATCACCCGCTCGATCGAGACGATCGCGTCGTCGTTCGATCTCGGGGTGAGCGACAAGTGGAAGGATCAGCCGTTCCCCTGGCCTATCCGCGAGGAGGACGTCTGCCGGGTCGAGCTCGCGGGCGCTCCGTTCGTCGACGGCTACGTCGACCGGCGCAGCCATGCGCTCGACCCGGAGAGTCTCTCGCTCTCGTACGGCGGTAAGGATCGGACGGCGGCACTCGTCGAGTGCAGCTGCATTCTCGACCGCTGGGGCTTCAAAAACATCAACCTATTCGATCTGGCAAAGAAGCTGTGCGAGCCGTTCCGCATCAAGGTGACCATGCAAGACGGCGTCGTGTTGCCGCGGCCGGCGCCGGCGAAGACCGTCGTCAATCCCGGTGACACGCCGTTCGAAGTTCTGCAGCGCGTCGCCGGCGCCGCCGGTTGCCTTATCACCTCCGACGGCGGCGGCGGGATCCTCATCTGCCAGGCCGGCCTCTCCAAGGTGGACACGTCGCTCGCGTGGGGCGTCAACGTGAAATCGGCCCGCATCGACTACGACGCGACGACGCGGTTCGCTCGTTACATCGTGGCTTCGCAGACCCCGGGATCAGACACCGCCCACGGCGCTGCGACTCGGGTCAAAGCAGAGGCGACCGACGAGATGGTCCAGCGCACCGAGCGCACCCTCCTCATCCTCCCATCCGGCAACCTGTCGGCGGCCGACGCACGCCGCCGGGCCGACTGGGAAGCGCGCATCCGTGCCGCCCGCGCGGAGACCCTCTCGGTCACGGTGGCCGGCTGGACTCAACCGAGCGGGGCGATCTGGCCGGTGAACCAGCGCATCCCGGTCCACGTGTCGCCGATCGGCGTCGACGGCGAGATGCTGATCGCAGGCATCGAGCATTCCGCCGGCAGCAAGGCCGGGCCCGTCACCACGTTCCAGCTCGTCCGCCCGGACGCGTTCACCCCCGAGCCGGCCATCGTCAAGCGGGTGAAGACCACCCGCGGCTGGAAAGAGCTCTGGAACGGAGGTCTTTGATGGCGATCAGTAAGGACGTCGCAGGACAACTCGAGCTCCTGCTCCGGCCGATCCGGCGGCAGCTGTCGAACATGATCTCTCGCGTCACCGTGCAGGTCACCGACGACGGTGGCGGCGGCCAGGCGCTCCAGGTCGGCGCGCACAGCGGCGAAGACATCGAAGACGCCGAGCACGTCCACCCGTACGGTTTCACCAGCCACCCGCTGCCAGGGGCCGAGGGGGTCGGCATCTTCCCCGGCGGCGACCGCGGCCACCCGCTCATCGTGGCCATCGGCGACCGCCGCTATCGCCCGAGCGGGAAGCCGGCCGGCCACGTCGCGCTGTACCACTACACGGGCGCGATCATCGAGTTCACCGAGCTCGGCGATGTCGTCGTCACGCCGGCGACCGGTCGGCAGGTTCTTCTCGGCTCGGACGCTGCGTCCCTGCCGCCAGCGACCGCGGCCGACCTCGAGGAGCTTCGCGGCGTCATCGCGGGGGCGGCCAACGGCGACGCCATCCCGGCCGCCGTGCTCGCGCTCGGTCCCTACCTCGGCGCGACCAAGGTCAAGCTGGAGTAGCGGCTTGACACCGGCCAGCCACCCGTGATCCCGGGTAGCGGGTGCCGTTCGTTCGCCCGACCCTGGCCGAGCTCGCAACTCGCACAGTGGCCGATTTCAGGGGCCGGCTCGGGACGGTCGGGGCCCTGCTCCGGCGCGCGGTCGCGGACATCGCCGGCATCGTGTGGGCGGGCGCGGTGCATGAGGTCCACGGCCATCTGGAATGGCTGTCGCTCCAACTCTTCGCGTCCTCGGCCGAGCGGCAGTACCTGCTCATCATCGCGGACATGTACGGCATCCGGCCGACGCCCGCGACCTTCGCGACCGGCCCGGTGATCTGTACCGGCGACGACGGCGAGATCGTCCCCGAGGACACGATCCTGGTACGCAGCGACGGCTTTACCTACCGCGTCACCGCCGATTCGGACCCCATCGCCGGCGGGACCGTGACCGTGATCGTCGAGGCGGTGCTCGCCGGATCGGACGGCAACCTCGACGAGGGGGAGTCGCTCGTCTTCGAAAGCCCGATCCCCAACATCGACTCGACCGCCACGGTCGGCGATGACGGCATCGTCGGCGGCTTCGAAGAAGAAGACACCGAGGGCACGCGCGATCGACTCCTGCTCCGCCTGCGCGAGCCGCCCGAGGGCGGCGCCGATCAGGATTACGAGGCATGGGCGATCGCGGTCGCTGGCGTCACGCGCGCGTGGGTGTACCCGAACGAGAACGGGCTCGGGACCGTCGTCGTGCGGTTCGTCATGGATGAGGAGGATGACATCTTCCCGAATCCGACCGCGGTGGCGGCGGTGCAGGCGGCGCTCGACGAGGAGCGGCCGATCACCGCCGAGGTCACCGCGCTCGCCCCGACGCCGCTCGAAGTCGATTTCACGATCGCGGTCGTCCCGAACACGGTCGCCGTGCAAGATGCGGTCGAGGCGGAGTTGGCCGATCTCCTGCTCCGGCTGGCCGAGCCGGGCGATGGCGAGACCGATCGCGGGACCATCCTGCTCTCCAAGATCCAGACCGCGATCGGTGTGGCGCAGGGGATCGAAGACTTCACCCTCACGGTCCCGGCGGCCGACGTCGTGCCCGCGCTCGGCGAGCTCGCGGTGATGGGGACGATCACGTGGGCATGACCGCGGCACAGTACGCGCGCATGATCCGGGCGCTCCTGCCGCCAGGTCGGCTGTGGCGGCGCGACCCGGATGCCGTGACCGATGCGTTCTGGCTGGCGGCGGCGGACGAACTCGAGCGGGTCGACGGTCGCGGCGAAGACCTCATCCGCGAGAGCGACCCGCGGCAGGCCGACGAGCTTCTCCCTGAGTTCGAGGCGGAGCTCGACATCGTCGCCGAAGGCACGCTCGAGGAGCGGCGCGCGCGGGTGGTCGCCCGGCTCGTCGCACGCCAGCGCTACCGGCCGGCCGACTTCCAGCAGGCGCTCGCGCCGCTCTTCGGGCAAGACGCCGAGGACGTCGTCATCATCGAGCGGAGCGCTACGCAGGCGGCGACCATGGGAGACCTCGACGGGCGCGAGATCTTCCGCTTCTTCGCGTACCGCAATCCTTCCGATCCCGGCAGCTACAACATCGAAGACGCGCAGGATCTCATCGACCAGATCAAGCCGTCGCACACGGCCGGCTATGCGATCGAGTCGATCGACTTCCTGTGCGACGACGAGTTTTCCCTCTGCGACCGGGATCTCCTGGGGGTCTAGATGGCGCTGAATCTCCCCGTTTCCAGAAACACGACCTATGCGCCTGGCTCGCAGGTCAAGAGCGAAGACCTCAATGACCTCGAGGACAAGATCATCGACATCTGGATGGGGCTGACCGAGGTCATCACCCCAGCCGCGCTCGCCGGCGGATCATCGACCGACGACTACGCACCGACCGGCCTCATCCCGTCGACTCAAGTCCTGCTCCAGGACATCAGCGGCGGCGGCGGCGGACCGACGGTCACCGGCCTGGTCGCGGGGACGCCCGGGCAAACCCTGTGGTTCGTCAACATCAAAACGTCGATCGTCCAGGACATCACGCTCACCAATGAAGACGCCTTGTCGGACGCGATCAATCGCTTCGCGCTGCCCGGCAGTACTGACCTGGACATCCCGCCGAACGGGGCGGTCTTCCTCTTCTACGATGGCGCCGCCGACAGGTGGCGTGTCCTCGCGAAGAACTTCTAGCGGTGATCGTCGCGACGTGCGCATCGCTGGTGTCGCGCGAGCGATTGCTCCGGCAGGCGGTCGGGTCGCTCCTGCCGCAGGTCGACGCCGTGTGCGTCTACCTGAACGGACACCAGCAGATCCCGGAGTTCCTCCGGCACCCGAAGGTGCTCTATGCCGTCCTGTCGATCGAAGCTGGATACCGAGGCGGCGAAGGCAAGTTCTTCTTCTGGGATGCTGACGCGTTCAAGGCGCCGCCGGCGCCGTGGCACCCGGATACGGTCGGGATCACGTTCGACGACGATATCGTTTTCCCGCCCGACTACGCCGCGCGCATGGTCGAAGCGCTCGACCGGCGACCCGGATCGATCGCGTGCGTCCACGGGTCGATCCTGACGGAGCCGTTTGTCGGCTGGCGGCAGTCGAGACGGTGCGTCCACTTCGCCAAACCGCTGGCGGCCGACACCCGCATCCACGTCCCCGGAACCGGAACGATGGCATTCCGCGCGCGCGACTTTCTGATCTCGATCCAGCGCGACTACCCGTGGTCGCATTGCTGCGATCCGGTCGCCGGGATCCTCGCGAAGCGGGACGGTCACGAAGTGTGGGCGGTCGCGCGCAAGGCGGGATGGCTGCGCGCGCTCGGCCAGCCGAAGGCCGGGTCAACGGTAAGCGGCCAGCGGGTCGCCGCCAACGTTGACCAAGCCGAGACCGACATGATTCGGGCGGCCGGGCCGTGGCCGGCGCTGTCGTGGGCGAGCAGCCGACCCGAGGCGGACTCGGCGCCGGCTCGTCTCGCTCGGCCGACGCGGACCAGCCGGCCCACGGCGCCGCCTGTCCACTTCGAGCTCATCGTCCCCGGCTGGCGATGCGCGCCGCAGGTGCGGCCCTGCTGGGATTCGATCGCCAGCCAGCGGGGCGGCGGCTACTCCTGGCGCGCCCACTTCTACGACGACAACTCCGCTGACGGCGAGACATGGAGGGCGATCCAGTCCCTGCCGGAGGACGCGCGACTCGTGCGCCGGCTCGGCCGCGACAACCTCGGCGCCGCCCATGCGCGCTACCAGATGATCCTTGACGTCGCAGACCCCGAGGCGGTGTGCGTCCTCCTCGACATGGATGACCAGCTCGAGCCGGGCGCGCTGGCCCGGGTGGCCGCGGAGTATCGAACCAAGCCCGACACCTGGCTCACCTACGGCAGCTGGAAACCCGACCGCCACGAAGGCATGGCGCAGGCGCGCGCGCAGCGATGCTATCCGCCGGCGGTGGCGGCCGCCCGCTCCTACCGTGGGCGCGAGTTCCTGTGCGGCCCGCTCCGCACCTTCCGGCGCCACCTCGCCGACGCCGTCGAACCGCGCCACCTGCAAGACGCGGAGGGCGGTTGGCTGCCGTGCGCGACCGACGTGGCCCTCATGGTGGCGCTCCTCGAGCAATGCCCGCCCGAGCGCGTCCGCTGGATTCGCGATGTCCTCTACCGCTACACCTGGCGTCGGGGGACCGGGACCGTGCGCCGATACGGGGCCGAGCTGAAAGCGGCTGTCTGCGCCCACCTGGCCGCCATGCCGCCGCTTCCGCTCAAGGTATTGACACCGCCCCCGCCCCCGTGATCCCGGGTAGCGGGTGGGCGACATCGCTCTCCGATGGAATCTTGACCACGCGGCCGCCGACATGCTTGTCGGGGCCCATCCGGTCGACGGCCTGCTGGATCTCGCCTCCGACGAGGGTCTCGAGACGGCCTTCCTGCTGTCCCTCGAGCTCGACCGCCGCGCCGAGGACTCCGACAAGCTACCCGGCGGCGACGACGCCGATCGCCGTGGATGGTGGGGTGACCAGTTCTTGCCGGTCAAAGGCGACCGCTACGGCTCTCGGCTCTGGCTTCTGGCGCGCGCGAAGAAAGTTCCAGAGACGGCGCGCGACGCCGAGAACTACGTCCGCGAAGCGACCGCATGGATGATCGAGGACAAAGTCCTCGAGCGCATCGACGTCGCGGTCGAGATGACGGACCTGGCGCTGGTGATCCTGGTGACGCCGTACCGCCCCGGTCGCGACCCGGTCAAGTTCCGCTTCGAATACGCGTGGGCCGCCGAGGCGGCGAAGGTGCGGGCATAGATGGCGACGAACGGTGCGCTTGAGCGACGGCTCGCCGCGATCGAGGCGAAGCTCGCCGCGATCGATGCGGTCCGTCCGGTGCGCGGCTCGTCCGGCAGCAAGGGATCGAAGGGCGACCCCGGGCCGCGCGGCTTGCCCGGCGACTCCGCGCTCCTCATGGCATCGGCCGCATCTCCGCTGTCGGGACAGATCTCGGCGGCGGCTGGAAAGTCGATCGTCTTCCGTCCCGGCACCTACTCGCTCGACGCCAACGTCGCCGACACGACGACGCGTCTTGTTCTGCAACACGGCGCGGTGATCGAGGTCCCGGCCAACCGAACGCTCGGCAGCGGGATCGACTGGCAGGGCGGCCAGATCAAGCCGGCGAATGGGATCGCGGTGACGATCTCCGGTCGGCACAATCTGCCACCGAATCATCACGCGTTCGACATCTCCGCCGGCGGCACCGTCCAGATCAAGGCGGGCGCTCTCGCGTCGGTCACCCCGGAGAACTTCGGCGCCAAGAACGACGACGCCACCGACGACACCCTCGCCGTGCGGGCAGCCTTCGCGGCGGTCGAGTGGGACGCCGCCTCGGCCCGAGCGATGCGCGTCGATATGCTGCCCGGCCTGGGGTACCTGGTCGGCGGAACCCAGGAGACGGTCACGGTCGACTGGGGCGGAACGGATCACTTCGAGCATGTCTGCCTGCGCACGACGAAGAGCGGCATCTGCGTCAACTTCATCGGGTATGCGTCGATCCACTACAAGCCCACCAGTCTTGGCTCGGGCGCGCTCCATCGCTACTTCCTGTGGCGGGTCGAGGGCGCGTCGCCGATCCAGGATTTCTCTCTGACGGGAAAGTGTCTCCTCCGGGCGGGCAACTCGATCGATGAAGCCAAGTGCATGTTGGATCTGCACGACATCCGGCATTCGCGGATCGACAACCTTCTCATCAACAACGTTCCGCACACCGGGCTCGATTGTTGGGGCCTTCGCTGCCGCGGCCGTGACGCCAACGTCGTGCACAAGCTCCAGACCAGTGGAACCCTCGATGGCTACCCAGTCCTGTGGGACTACAACGATGACGAGACGGTCGCGCGCGACGCCAACGGTTTGCCGACGACCCTCCGCAGCGACGCCGACGATCCGTCGCTGCAAGACAACAAGGACATGGACCACTGGCTGTGGGCCTCGCTCGATCTGGGGTCGGCTGGCAACGGCAAGAAAGCGGCGATTCTCGGGGTGCCGGGCGTCGTGATTCGCCAGGTCAAGATCATCGAGCTCGCGGCCGTGAGGGGCGCAGGCGTCGTGATCGTGGATCGCCTCGACTCTGGCGGGGTGCCGTTCGCCGGTGCCGACGTCGCGCCGCGTCGCGCGTCGAATCACCTCGAGATCGGGCTGGGGCGCACCGAAGGCATCCTCACCGGGACCGGCTTCCCGTCGATCAGGATAGAGCGGCACCAGAACGGACGGCTCCGCGACCTCTCGATCGCGGCGTACCAGCTCGGCGAGGGGCGGGACGCGCGGCGGTTCGAGACCACCGGCTCGGGCAGCAAGACGGGCGTCGTGTGGGACGGGCTCGTCGCGACTGGAGTTGAGCGTCTTCGGATCGCGGGCGACGTCCGCTACGGCGGTTCTGGCACGCCGATCACCGTCGACGATGACTGCCAAATCGAATGGGGCCGCAACGGCGACGGGCGCATCGTGTCGCAGATGGTGCCGGGCGATCGCAACCGGCTGATGCCCGAGGTGGCTGCGCACTGGGATTTCATCCTCAAGTACATCGCGCCGAACATCCTTGTGCCGCAGCACTGGTGGCTCATGGACCAGACCAACTCGGCGAACCCGATCGAGGACATGCAGACGAGCGGGACCGACTACGACCTCACCTACGGCGGCGATCCGACCCTCGCCCAACTCATCGACGGGTGGCACTACTACACCGTGCGGTTTGACAACATCGCGAACCAGCGCACCAAGATGCACGGCAACGCCGACACGCCGGGCTCCGACACCGATCCGGCGACGACGAGCGTCGCGCTCCTCGGCTCCTGGACCCTGGATGAAAGCTGGACACCGGACGGCGGCGTCGCTGGCGGCGTGTCCGATCTTCTCAACCTCGGCGGGACCAACAAGGGCGCTCTTCTCCGTGTGGACCCCGCCGGCAGCGGGAAGCTCTTCCTCCGGGCGAACACGACCGACGGATCGCTCTCGACCGAGGTCTACAACGATGGCCAGTCGTTCGTGGCGTTCCTCGCTTCTAACCGGACCGCGGGATCGATCAAGTGCTGGCTCCGCAAGTTCGACGGCACGAGCGAGATCATCACCGTGACCGACACGACGACGATGGATAACGGCGTTGCGAAGGGCGCCGGCGCCTACAGCGCCGCGAGCTCGTCGCCGGCAGGGAATCTCCACTTCATGGCGCACTTCAACAGCGCCGAGGCGGAGCAAGACGGATACGACTTCTTCGAGGCGCTCGGGTGGAGGGCGGCCGCATGAAGGCCCGCAACCACGACGACCTGATCCGCTACGGCTTCGAGCTACTCGAGGAGCAGGTGCAACTCAAGCTCGACGCCACCAATCCGATCCACGTCATGCTCGCTGCACTGCGCGGCGCAGAGCAGGTCGTCGAGGATGGCGACATGACCCGGGCCGACATGCTGCGCGGGCTGCGCGAGGCGCAGACCCGGGCGCGCTTCCTGGCCTCGGTCATCACCGAGCAACAGCGCGCGGCGCTCGCTCACTCGCCCGAGCCGCACGAGCCGGGGCCGAACCTGATCGTCAACCCCGCCGGCGGCTACCTCAGCCGCGGCGACATCAAGCCGCTCGAGGCCAGCCGGTTCCGCTGGGATCGGCTGCTGAAAGGGACACCATGAAGATCCGAGTTCGCACCCGTCCAGACCTCGAACTCGCGACGCACAGGCGCGCGCGGGTCGACATCACGCCGACGTGGCAGGAGCTCGACGTCGACGAGCGAACGCTCGCTATGCTCGAGACGGACCACGTTCTCGAGGTGGAGCGACTCGACGGCAGCAAGCCGGATGGGCTGCACCGAATGAAGGAATCCGAGTTGCGCGAGCTCGGCCGGACAAGCGGCGTGGCGCAGTACGGCAGTCTCCGCAAGGCGGACCTCATCGTCGCGCTCCGCAAGACGCGAAAGGGGACGTGAGCCATGGGATCCAAGTCCGATGTTTTTGAGGCCGGGCTCCTCGACCTCCTCTTTCTGAATACGAACCTCGCCAACGTCGGCGACGCGACCGGCCTGCGCGGTAGCACGGTCGCCGGCTCGCTCCACTTTGGACTCCACACCGCGGATCCCGGAGAGGCCGGCGACCAGAACGACAGCGAGGTGGGGTACGGCTCGTACGCGCGCGTCGCGAAGGCGCGCTCGGGGGCTGGGTTCACGCGCACCGGCTCGAGCGTGTCGCCCGCCTCGGCGGCCGCCTTCCCCACGGGCACGAGCGGCGCGGTCACCAGCGCGCCCTACTTCGGGCTCGGCACCGACAGCGGCACAGGCGCGGGCACGCTCCTCTACAGCGGCGACATCACGCCGCCGCTCGCCACCGGCAACGGCATCACGCCGCAGCTCGGCACCGGGACGGCCATCGCCGAAGGCTGAGGAATGGCGGTTGCCTTCGGCTCGGCGGGGACATCGGCAGTCGGGACGACCTCGGTTTCCCCCGCCTGCCCGGCGACCGTCAACGGCGGCGACCTGCTGATCGCCATCGTCGCGAACAAGTACCCGACGAACGGGCCATCGACCCCGAGCGGATGGACGCTCCTCTGTCAGTACTCCGGCGGCGCCGGATCTGCTGGCCTCGACTCCGGGACCGTCTATGTCACCGTCTACGTCAAGATCGGCGTCCCGGCCGACGCGGGGGCGACGGTTGCCATCACCGTCACTGGCGGCAACAGCGCCGTTGCCGACATCGTGCGGTACACGAAGACCGCCGGGAAGACGTGGTCGATCGCTGTGACCGGGGGATCGGACAACAGCGCCGGAACCGCCTGGAGCGTGACCGGCGACGTCGACCCGGGCTTCACCTCCGGCGACATGGCGCTCGCCGCCGCCGCGATCAATAGCGATGGATTCGCGGTGGGGACCTCGCCGGCGATCGCCGCCTCGGGCGCGACCTTCGGCGCCATGACACAGCGCTTCGGCGTCAACACGACACAGGGCGACGACTGCCGGGTGCATCTCCAGGACTGCGCGGTCACGGCGGGGACCTCGGCCGGCGTTCCGACCTACACGGCAACGGCGGCCGGGACCAGCGGCAACGCGCCTGCCGGCGCGACGGCGATCATCCGACTGCGCGAGGTGGACAGCGTCGGCTCGGCGACCGGGACATCGACAGCCGCCGCCACCGGCTCGACCGACTCCGCCGGGGCCGGGGCGACCACCGGAACCTCGACGGCCGCCGCCACCGGCAGCGGCGACTCGACCGGCAGCGGGGCGGCGACGGGCGCCGGCACCGCCGCGGCCACTGGGTCGGCGGCGTCGGCCGGGACCGGTGCGGCGGACGGGACCTCCGATGCCGCGGCCACCGGCCAGGCGGACTCGACCGGCGACGGCGCGGCGGCCGGCGCCTCGACCGCGTCCTCGACCGGGGCGAGCGGGTCGGCCGGCTCGGGCTCGGCCGCGGGCGACTCGGCCGCCGACGCCTCGAGCTCAGCCGCCTCGGCTGGTGTCGGCGTGTCCGCCGGCGACAGCGACGCGAGCGCGACCGGCGAGATGTTCACCTTCGGCGACGGCGCCGCCGCCGGGACCTCGACGGCGTGGGGGTTCCCGCCGATCCGATTCCTCGTCGCCGACGACCCGGTCGCCGAGCGCATCGAGACCGACGACATGACCACTGACCGCCCGCTCGCGCTCGACGCCGTCGTCGACGGGCGCATCGCAACCGAGGAAGCCATCGAGGTGGACCGATGAGATCTTGGCCAGCCGTCTACGCCGGGGAGGACATCACGATCCGGGTGCCGAATGTTCGCACCGACACCGGCGGGGAGATCGATCTCGACGCCGCCACCGCGGTCGAATGGCAGCTCCGCCGCCGGCCGCGCGAGCCGGGCCAGGAGGATGACGACGACGAGAACCCGGTCATCCTGTCGAAGGCGCTGACCGCCGGCATCACGGTCGACGACGCCGATGTCCTCATCGCGCTCGAGCCGGACGACACCGCCGAGCTCGCCGGCACCTACTACGCCGATCTGTGGGCCACGATCGCCGGGAAGCGGCGGCTGATCCAACCGTCGAGCAAGCTGCCGATCCTGCCCTCCGTGAACGCACCATGACCCCGGGACGCGACACCGAGCCGACCCCGCCGCTGCCGGACTGGGCGCCTCCGCCGCCGCCGGAGGGCCGTGCGAAGCGCGAGTCGACCGATACCGCCGGGGCCAGGAAGCGGCTCGGCGTGAAGATCTTCGACTCGATCGGCGAGCACGCCGGCAAGACGATCGCGCTCGCGTTCGCGCTCGTTGCGGTGCTCCTCTGGAATTGGATCCAGCGCATCGACACGAAGGCCGACAACGCCGACAAGGTCGCCGGCGTGGCCGCCGCCCAGGGCGCCGCCGCCGTCGCGCCAGCCGCACAGGCAAAGGTGGAAGCCACGGCGACATTCGGCGCAGCGAAGGAGCTCACCGAGGCGGTCACCGCGCTGACCGCCCAGGTCAACAGCCTCAGCATCAAGGTGGAGAAGCTCGAGGCGGCGCGCGCCCGGCGCCCGCGGCGCAGGCTGTGTCGCTCGCCATCTGACACCGACTGTCTGAGGCCGATCCCGCCGCCGCCGCCGCTGGCCGCAACCGCCGCGAAGCAAGCGACCGATCCGCCGCCAGCCGCACCGCCAGCCACAATCGGAGACCCCCCATGATCAGCCCCGTCCGTCAAGCTGCTGTCCTCGCCCTCCTCGTGCTCGCTTGCTGCGGAGGCGGCAACAAGGAAGGAGCGCGGCAGACCGTCGAGCGGGGCCTGACCGTGGCCGTGGCCGCCACCGACACCGCGCGCGTGGCGTTCGACGCGTGGGACCGCGAACGCCAGATGACGATCGCGGCGACGGCGACGTCCCGCGAAGACGGCGAGGCGAAGCTGGCCGCCTACCGCGCACGCCGCGACCGGGTGCTCGTCGCTTTCCAGGTGGCCGTCTCGGCGATCGATGCCGCCGTGCTCGCCTACAAGCTGGCCGAAGAGGACGAGGACAAGCTCACGAGCGCTGCCGTCCTCGCCAGCCGAGCGCTCGACGCTGTCCTCGCCGTCCGGTCGGCCATCGCTGCGCTGCAAGGAGGATGACCATGGAGTGGGAGCTCATCGCAAAGATCCTCGCCGGGGCCCTCGGGCTCCTGGCGCAGTCGGTCAAGGAGAAGGGATCGGACGCGCTCAAGGCGGAGCTCGAACACCTGCGGCCGATCATCGATGCCATCTACACCGGCGACCTCGGCCGGCTCGACCCCGGCGACGCGCAAGACGCGCTCGACAAGCTCAAGCTTGCGCTCCTCGAGCATGACGCCGAGGCGGACGCCGAACTCCGCCGGCGGTTCCCAACGGGGAGCAACGGCCAGGATCGGTGATGTCGCCGGCCCCTCCGGAAAGCGTGGCAGCGCTCGTCGATGCCATCGACAATGGCCACGCCGGGCTCGACCTCCAGGTGAAGGCGAGCGGCCACGAGCAGGTGTACGGGGCGATCGTCGCGAACCTGCGCGCGCTCGTGGCGAAGCTACGCACCGTGCTCGACGACCGCGGCACCGGGCAGTTCCCCAAACTCGAGCGCGACCGGCGAGAGACGCCGAACGATCCCGAGGCGGCCAAGCCGATGGACGAGTTGCCGAGAACCCCGATCGTCGAATACCGGCGCCGTCGCACCAAGGGCGACGACGAGAGATGACCGATGCGGATCCTCATCGTGGATGACGATCTCGACTTTTGTGAGGAGTTGGCCGACCTGCTCCGGCACTACGGCCACGACTGTCTGTGCATCGGCGACGGCTCGACCGCGCTCGAGACGGTCAGGGAGTTCGGCCGGCCGAATCTCATCCTCCTCGACCTCGGGCTCCCCGTGATGGACGGTTTCGAGTTTCGCCGCCGCCAGCTGGCCGACCCCGAGATCGCCGACATCCCGGTTTTCGTGATCAGCGGCTACCATCTGAACGGCGCATGGCGTCACCAGCTCCAGGCACAGGGCTACTTTGCGAAGCCCGTGCGCGTCAGCGAGCTCATCGGCGCCATCGACGCGCTCCGGCAGTGAGCGGCTACCAGAGCCGGCCGACCCGAACCCAATTGCCGGCGATCGTGTCGACCTGCACGGCGACGATCCCGCCCTGCAAGAGTCCGCGCCACGGCCGCGGCAGGACCGCGGCGGCGCCGACAGCGAGCACAGCAACGGCCGGGAAGTAGGTCTCGGGGCCGACGCGGGCGGCGACGGGATTCTCTTCTTCGCCGCCTCGAGCCAGGGCCCCGCTCGACTGCCGGTAGTCGACGACGAGGAGCGCGGTCACGGCCACATGCGCGGCGGTATCGGCGCGGGACCAGCCGCCACACCCCGCGAGGAGGGCGAGGATGGCGAGACGGGTCACAGCGGGACGATCCGCTTCTCGGCTGTGACATAGGCGAGCGTGCGCTGGAATCGCTCGTCGGGATTCGCGCTGTCGCCGAGACCCCAGCCGCGGCGGAAGACCCGGATAGCCTGAGCCGAGATCGGACCGAGGATGCCGTCGATGGCGCCGTGGTACAGCTTGATCGAAGCGAGCGCGCGCTGGATGTCGGCGGGTGACAGCTTGAAGTGCGCGCCATAAAGCTCGACGATGCGCGCTTCGATGAAGCCGCTTGTGGTCGAGAACTGCGGGCCGATGACGGTGCCGGCGCCGAGGAAATTGAAGTGATGCGATTCGCCGTGGAGATCCGTGATGCGGTGGTCGCGACGGTGGCAGTAGAAACCGCGCGACTCCATGAAGAGATCGAGATACTCCTTCGACTGGATGCCGAGCCGCATCATGGTTGGCTCGATATCGACGTCAACCGCGAGACCGTAGTTGTGTGCGCTGAAACCGGGCGGCTTCGCGCCGCGACCCGACTGGACGGCGGCTAGGGATGACTCGGCCGAGCGGAAGATGTCGGAGACGGTCGCATCGGCCGGAGCGCGATAGTCGACCACTTCGAGGAATGCGCGTGCGGCGTCGGGATGAAGGAATAGGGCGCGCGCTGGCATCTGGTTCGGCTTGCGGTCGATCGTGTAGATGCCTACGACGCGCGACCACGGCAGCTGGCAGAGATCGAGGTAGAGCGGCCAGCGGGCGGTGAGGAGCGGATCCTCGTGCGGGACATAGGTGATGGGCATCGGCTATCTCCCCGTTTGAATGATGATCGACTCGACCGGCGGCGCAGCCGGCTCGACGGTCGACCAGAACGCTGTCCAGTTCCCCGGCTGCGTCATCGGCTGGCCGTGCTTGCGAGCGGCCCGCGTCGGCGTCGCTTCCATGTCGGGGCCACCCCAGATGAAGGAGACCCGCGACCGCGGCGCGACCAGCCAGCCGGGGAGCTCCAGGGCGGACGGTTGCATATGGCGAAACTGCTCCACCGAGAACGCACACCAGATGAAGGGGTCGAGGCCGAGACGACGCTCGGCCAGATACTTCGCCCACCACTCGAGGGTCGATCCCCGGGCGCCCGGGTGGTTCACGTACGAGGGGATCGCCCACCGGAGATCGGGATGGATCCCGCTCGGACGATCGGGCGTCCAGTCCCCCGGGCACGGGTCAAACCAGTGCGCGAAGCCGGCTCGCCGGAAGGTCTCGCCCACCCACCGAAGCCACGGCCGGGGGGTCCAAAAGTCGTGGCTGTAATTGGCGTGCGTCTTCGCCAGGGACGAGCCGGCGGAGCGGGCGGGACGAGGCGGCGGGTCGGTCGGTGTGATGGTCATATGTCTCGGTGCCTTCAAAACGACTCGGTCGGGCGGTCCGGGCCGACATCGACCGCAGCGGCAACCGGACGGATGGTCTTCACAGCAGACCGAACCGCCGGCCCACGGGCAGCTGTCGCACCTCATGACGCCTTCACAACAAACGGAATTTCCACGACTTCGCCCCATCGGTTCTCGTGCGCCGTTCCCCAAGATGAATGCATCACGGAGCACGCGGCCGGGCGGCGGGCGGAGGACACGATCGCGACGCTGGCGCGGATGGCGTCGTCGCCGACGAGGATCGGGCGGCCGCCGAGGAGGGCGCGGACGAGCTCCTTGCGCTCTTCCTGGCTGGCGGTTTCAACCATCTCGCGCACTTCGCCGATGGCGGCGCCGAAGTCGGTCGCGCGGTTGGCATGCCGAGACGCGGCTTCCCCGGCCCGGACGGCGGCGGCCACCTGGTTCTCGAGGAGGGTCCGCTCGCGGGCGGCGGCGGCGAGCTCGGTGTCAAGCGCCGCCTCGGACACGAGGCCGCGGCGGAAGCGGGCCAGAATCAGCTCCTCTGCTCGCTGGCTGCGCTTGAGCGCGGCTTTCGCGGCTCGCAGGTCATCCTGCCACGTGGCGGCGTCGGCGCTGGCGGCGGCCACGGCGTCGGCCACGGCCCGCTCGAGTAGATCAGGGCGGAGGATGTAGGTGCGAAGCTGGTTCCACAGGGCCGCATCGACCTCGGCCGCCCGGTGGTGTCGGGCCCGGCACCGCTCGGTGACCGCGGGCCGCCGGACCCGGGCCGCGCAAACGTAGGTGGTCGGCGACCGGCCGGCGTGCGAGCGCACCCGGATCGCGGCCCCGCACCGGGCGCACTCGGCGATGCCGGCGAGCAGGTGGACGGTCGGCGTCCGGGTGAGCCAGCCGGTGCAGAGAATGGCGAGCTGGCGCTGGGCCGCGTGCCACTCCTCCTCGGTCACGATGGCCGGAACGGTGACGGCGAGGTGGCCGCCCCACGATCCCCGGTAGGCGCCCGACTTGATGATCTTGAGGACGCGGCCCCGTGGCCAGGCGCCGCCGCGGCCGCCGACGAAGCCGCGCTCGGCGACGTCCTCGTCGAGGGATCGGCACGACTCGCCGCCGGCCACCCGGGCGAAGAGCTCGCGGACGAGGGCCGCCTCGCGCTCGTCGATGGACCATCCGCCGTCCCGCGAAAACCGGTAGCCGAACGGGGTTGGGCCGCCCGGCTTGCGACCCTCGGCGGCGGCGCGGCGCTTGCCCGCTTTCGTGCGCTCGCTGCGCTTCCGGTTGTCCTCGGCGGCGAAGAACGTTTGCAGACCCGAGAAGAGATCGCCCATGGAGGAGGATAGGTCGAGAACCTGGCCGCTCGTCGCGATGGCCACCTGGACGCCGGCGCGCTGGAACGCGCCGAGGATCTGGCCGCGCTCGGCGATGTCCTCGGAGCGGGTCAGGCGATCGAGGTCGAACACGGCGACGACCTCGAATGCGCCCGCGGCTGCGTCGGCGATGAGGCGGGCGAAACCGTCCCGGCGGTCGAGGCGGCCCGCTTTCGCGCTCCGGCCGTCGTCGATGTATTCGCCGACGACCTCCCATCCTCGAGCGGCGGCGAAGTCGCGGAGGGCGCGGAGCTGGCTCTGGATGGTGTGGCGCTCCGACTGCGCGGCGGATGAGACGCGGGCGTAGAGGGCGACCTTCACGAGTCACCGTGCAGATCGATGATGCAATCGGCAACCGCGCGCCTGCCCTCGTCTCGCGCAACCTGGGCGGATTCGTCGATGCCCTGATGTCGGCCGGCCTGCCATCCGGCCTTGAATGCCATCGCCACCGACGCGCGCACAGCACAGAAGCTGCCCGGCTGGCACGGGCAAGCGTTTGCGTGTATCCGCTCGACCGCGGCGGTTTCCTGATCGGGGGTCACCCGCGCACCTTCGCGAGGGCGGCGCGGACCTGGTCTAGTTCGTCGCCGTCGCGTGACCCCCAATTGACGTATATCAGCGCTCGCTCCGCCGCCTCCAGCGCCGCGACCACGTCGGGGTCGGCGGGCGGGTGCTCGTTGATGCCAGTGTGCTCGCTGAGATCTGGCCGGGTGTACCGATCATCGAGCGGGCTTTCGACGGACGGCGCGGGCGCGTCGCCGCGGAGGAGGGCGAGGGCTTCGAAGGCTTGCTCGTCGGCGGCTTTCGCTTGCTCGGCCGCGTCGGCGTGTCCGTAGTGACCGGCGATGCCACCGCAATGCAGTAGCGTCCGCCGTGCCCGTTCGAGCGCCGCGACGATCTCCGACTCGGCGTTGACCAGGCGGCAGACGCGCTCGGCCCCGTCGTGCAGGAACCCGCTGGCGACGAGCATTCCATCCGCGTTGTAAATCGCCCCTGACTTCGCGTGCCACTTGCTCATCGCCTCAGCCTACCTTTCTCGCCCGCCGCCGGGAAACCAGCTCGCGCAAGGCCGCGACCACGCGGTCAGCCGCGGCCGGGTCGTCGGCCAGCGCCGGCTCGACGACAACAGAAACCGCCCCCCGCCCAGCTACCCTGCCAGGAGCCCGACCGCGATCAGGGGCGATCGTTGGACGGGGGGCGGAGCGGGTCATGGGACGCGCCGCCTGCGGTAGATGAAGAAGTCTGAGAACGAGCGACGCGGATACCGGTTCCTCACCACCTCTGGCTTTCCCCATTCAGGTGCGTTCGCTGTCATCCACCGAACCACGTGACGGTGGCGGACATGCGGCGCGCTTGCCGGATCAGGGTCCCGGTTGCTCGAATAGATCACGAGCAGTCGATCGCCGGCGGCGACGAGCCTACGCATGTACGACTCGAACACGTCATCCTCGACGAGGTGGAAGATGACCTCGAGTGAGATAACCATGTCGGCGCGCAGACCGTCGCCGGTCCCCAGGATGAAAGCCTTCGATGCGTCTCCGGCAAATCGTTCCTGGCACAGCCGGATCGCGGTCGCGCTGACGTCGACGCCGATGTAGCTCGGGTATCTGGCGAGAGCGAGCTGGCGCCCGTCGCCGCACCCGAGCTCCAGAACAGAACGGATGCCATACTTGCGCACCAAGTGGTTGACGATCTCCGCCTTGAACGCGGCCAGATGCCCGCTCGATCCGGTGCCGGAGTTGCCGCCGCCGGCGTACCTGGCTTCCCAATATCGAGCGGAATCGATCATGGCCACCCCATGCGGAAAGTCCGCGGCCGGAGGCTGGCCGGTTGATAGAGCGGGTGGATCGGGTGGCCCGACTTGTTGACCTTGAAGGCGACGAGCCGGACGCCGAGATCGGTCAGCATCCGGTAGACGTCGTGACCGCGGCCGAGATGGGCGCCGTGGTCGCCCCACGCGCACACAGCGACGCCCGACCCGAGCGCAACCGCCTCGGTGATAGCCTCGTCGTTCTCGATGCCGCCGACCGGAGCCGGGTGGATGTAGAGCTCGTTCGGGTCCGTCGACCGGAGCGCGAAGATGTTGACCACCTCGAGGCCGGAGTACCCCCACTCGCGCGCGTAGCCGATGCACCGACGGATGGTCGGGTCGTTCGCTTCTTCGTCTGCGGTCGACGGATTCAGCATGACGAACGGACAGCGCGGCCCTTTGCCCCACGCGCGCCAGAGCCGGTAGCGGTAGACGCCGCAGCGCGAGAAGGTCGCGCCGGAGTTGGCGAGCGAGGGGATGGCGAGTTGGGTGGTCATAGAGCCAGCCTTCCCTGGCGCGGCGTCCGCAGAAACGCCTCTTGCTCGTCATGACCCTTCCGGTACTGCCGGAGCGGGCCGGGCCCGAAGAGGGAATCGACAAAGATGCGGAGGTTGTCGGCCCCCCACAGAGGGAGCGACGAATCGAGCGAGTCGGCGCCGATGAGCCGAGCCCAGCGAACGCGCTCGCCGGTGCCGACCCGACCGATATGGCATGGGAGCGCGTTCTTGTGCGCGACCCGCACCCACCGCGGCCCCGTCTCGAGCTTCCAGTCGCGCGTCCCGCCGACGAAGATCCCCTGGACGTAGGATCCGAGTCCGAGCGGAAGGTCATCCTCGACCATGCCGTCCTGAACGACGAGGTAAACGCGCTGGCCGGGGCAGAGCGATCGAAGTCGCGGCAGCCATTCCATCGAGAACGCGAGCGAGTCGCGTCCGCCAGCGACCTTGTCCGGGCAGACGATGAAATCCGGTCGGCCAACCGAGCCCGCGCGGATGACGGCCAAGTCGGACTCGAAGGCCCTTACGTCGAAGGGTTGGCCCGATTTCCAGTCGCCAAAGGCGCCGTTGTCGTAGAACCAAGGTGTGCGGCGCGGCGGCCAGCGAGACTCTTTCCGCCGAAAGCATTCGCCGATTCCGAGAGCGGCCAACTCGGCGACGAGCTTCCGGCTGCGGGTCTGACCGACGTAGGCGGTCACGCGGCACACGATCGCCTCCGCGGATTCCGGCAGTAGACGCAGGATCTGGTGATGCCGCGGCGGAGGTTCGAGACGCATCGACGACCCTCGCGTCCACACTGACATCTCACCCACACGTGGCGGCGGACGCCGCCCTCGACCGGATCGCGGACGACGGTCCACCATCCGAAGGTTTCGCCGACAAGGGAGACGAGGGGGAGTAGCTTCACGCCGCCACCTTCCCCCGCCCCTGCACCTTCATCCCGATGGCCCGTTTGTCGCGCTCGAAGAGTCGATTGCCCCAGCGACCGCCGTAGACGCACGGCCAGGCGTCGAGCGCGTCGGCGAAGAAGAAGCCATCTCGGTCCACGCGCGCGAGCCGACGCTGGCGCGCGGGCGGGGAGTGGTCGAGGCCGCAGTCGGAGCAGACGGGGGTGATCGACTTGCCGAGCTCGTGCGCCGCCTCGACCTCGCGGAGGTAGCGGAGGACGCGGAACTCGGTCCGGGCCGCGACCCGGCGCTTCGAGATGACCAGGCTGTGCGAGTTCTTCCAACCGAGCGCGCGGGCGATCTCAGGGTTGGACACCCCGAGCGCATGGAGACGGCGGATCGCGGCGTGCGTGCGGCGGCCGTCGATGCGCGCGTAGTCGGCGCGGGCCCCGGCATCGACCGAGAGCAGGCGGGCGAGGCGGTCGCGATGGATGCGCACGTGCTTGCGGCGCAGGATGTCGAGGATCGTCTGGCGAGACAGCCGGGCGGCGTCGGCGGCCATGAGGGCTCCGACGCCGAGTGCGCGGAGCCGCCGGAGGTGGCGGAGAGCTGGCTTCGTGCTGACCAGGTCGTGCCCCTGCACCCGCACACGCGCCCGCCATGCGTTCAGCGCATCCGCCGCCGCTCGGCGACAGGCGGCGCAGCGGCAGCCGTGGCGGTAGCCGGAGGTGGTGCCGTGGCTGATCATCGGGGAAACTCCACGCTCCGCCGACCGTCCACGATCGGCAGCGAAACCTTGCCGTGCTTGGCCGGTCCCATCGCGTTGAACTCGTCCATCGTGCAGCCGCGGAAACCGACCCACTGCTTCAGCAGGAAGGCGACGCCAGCCGCCTCGCATTGCGAGCGGACGCTTCGGAACCACTCGAGCTCGGCCGGGCGCGCGCCGGGGCCTGACTCGGAGCCAGCGATCACCCACGACAGACGACCGGCGCCGGCTGGGCAGACTTCGTCGTGCTCGGACGGGATGACATCACCAGTCTCGCATTCGCAACACGGATCTAAGTAGTCGGAGAAGTCGACCGGCCCCAGCGCCGGCTCGTAGCTCACGAAGCGGACCGCGGCCGGGGTCTCGAGGAGGAGCGGGATGCGTTCGTCGGCGGTCGCCTGGTTCTCGGCCGAGACGCCGAGCCAGACGTTGGGGAGCGGCCAGGTGGTGCCGCGCGTGATGTCGTGGTGGCGGCGCTGCGGATCGCCGGAGAAACCGCCGAGTGCCTGGATGGCATACCAGCGGAGCCTGTCGAGGTCGATCCTGCCGGCCCACATGAACCACTCGCGCGCCCGCGCCGGCCGCTTCGTGAGGACTTGAAAAGTGTGCTGAGGTGCCGCGGCCATCACCCCGAACACGGCGGCGATGTCCTCGTTCGAGTGTCCCTCGAAGAAGAGGTCGGCCATCGAGTCGACGAAGATGCGGCGCGGGCGCTTCCACCGGAGCGGCTGGTCCAGCACCTCCGTCACGAGCCGAGACGCGCCGGTCCAGCGGGGGCCGCGGTTGCCGCCGCACGGCTTGCCGGACACCGAGTCGACCCACACGCCGAGATGGCGCCGCGGTGCGCTCACAATCCCGTGGTAGCGCCCGGTGGCGCCGGCCATGCGGATCGCCTGCCGCTCGGCGTAGCAGTTCTCGCAGCCGGGCGAGACGCGTCGGCAGCCGAGGAGCGGGTTCCAGGTGGCGTCTGTCCACTCGATGCCGGTCTTGTCACCCATGGGCCACCTGCGCGCGCGGCACCCGGTGCGCAATCTCGAGGTGGCAGCCGAGGCAACGGAGAATGAGGTAGGCGCAGGAAGCGAAGACCTCGACGGCGATCTCTTCCCACGTGGTCGAGGAGCAGCGAAAGCAGATGATCCTCATGGGATCACGGGCGGCTCAGGACCGAGGTGGAGATAGTCGACCACCGGGCGGCCGAGCCGGAGCATCTCGTCGCGCTCGGCCCGCATCCCGCTCGACAGCATTCCGCCGACGAGGGCGATGCCGCCGCATCGCTCGAGGTGGCAGATGTTGCGCGCCATGCCGGCGGCGCGCTCGGCTTCGTTGGCATCGTTGAAGACGATGACGTCGGGCAGCCAGGGAATGCAGTAGACGGGGCCCGGCTGCGTCGTCGTCAGCCAGCGGTACCAGCGCAGAACGCGCTCGATGTTGCCTTGCACGTCGCCACGCACCGGATGGGCGATGTAGATGAGGGCGCGGGTGGTCATCGGCCGTCCCTTTCATAGACCGCCTGCCGGAGGTAGACGGCGAGGTCGAGGGCTTCCTGGTAGGCGTCGACGAGCGCGTCGCGTCCGTTGTGCGGCTGGAGCGGCGTCCCGTAGCGCGCGCGGCCGACGACATCGCGCTCGCGCATGTCGGCGATGACGAGATCCCACACGGCCGGGCGCTCGTTCGGGACCGGCGGCGGCTGATCGGCGATGGGGCCGGCGACGAGTGCGGTCGCGGGGAATCGCTTGCCGTGGCACTCGATGCACAGGTACGCGCCTTTGACGTCGCCTATGGGGACGCCGGAGTAGTGCGGCCGCCCGGCCCCGATCGGACAGAGACAGTCGAAGCAAGTGCGGTCTTTGGTTGCGGTGACCGTCATGGCTCAGAACGGAACTCGGTTGCCGTTGCGGTCGTACCTCGGTTCACCTTCGCCGCCGCCCGCGCTGCTGCCGCCGCCGCTCGCGCGCGCCTTGACCCTCTCGGCCAGGCCGGCGAGCTGGTCCGGGCTCATCGGCGCGCCCATGTTCGAGCGGCCGATCTCGTTCACCCACTTGACGCGCTCGCGGGTGTTGCCCTGCTCGTCGTCTTCGATTTCGACGTCGATCTCGACTTCCTGATCGAGCGGACCGAGCTCGCGGAGGTCTTTGCCGTCCCACCCCATGAGGCGGAGAGCTTCGAGCGTCCGGTCGATCGCGGCCGGGGACAGCCAGCCGGCCCACTCGACGCGCTTGCCGGCGAAGTCCTGGCCTTCGGAGATGCGGAAGACCACGGACACGTACTCCGTGCCCTTTTTGCTCGACACCATGAACTGGTGAGAGCTCCGCTTCGCTTTGTATTTCCCCTCTTCGATCATGCGTTCTGCTCCTTGCTGTCGGCGTCGCCGCCGGTCTGCTCTTCGGTTTCGTCGTCGGCGTCGTCGGACTTGCGGCGGACGCGGACGCGGATTCCCTCGGTGATCTTCTTCGTCCCGGGATCCTTGATGGGCTTTCCCTTGCGGCGCCCGGTGAGCTCTTTCCGCGTCGGAAAGAGGGTGATGTCCTTTCCGATCCAGTCGGCCGTGATGCCGGTGCCGAGGGTCATCTCGATCTCACGGAGGGCGGTCTTGCTCGGCGCCCACGGCTTCGACGCTTGCTCGAACCAGATGAGCATCTTGCGTTCGGTCTGCGAGGTCCCCTCGAGCGGCAGGTCGCCGACTTTGATTTGCTTGATCGTGAGGGTGACGTCCTGGCCGCGGAGATCCGGCGGACAGATGTACGTGCTTGGCAGGAGGATCCGCCAATGCGAGTCGGCGCGTTCCTTCGACGGCGCGGTCATCAGATCGACATCCTTTCTCCGTCCGGCAGCGTGAGCTCGCGCTCCTCGTCCTCGGGGAGCGCCCACACCGGCAGCTCCAGCTCGATGACGTCATCGGGCGCCATGCCCGGCCAGTGGTCGCGCTCCTGGCACGTCTTGAGAAGCCGGAGGAGCGCGCGGTACTCCTTGCGGCCGACGTCGGTCACCTCGGGCCCGAGCCGGTAGCACACGACGTCGTGGGGCAACTTGTTCTCTACCGCGGTGATGATTGGGTCGGGGTCGACCTTCATGCGGTTGGCGATGGCGCCGTCGAGATAGAAGGCCATGCGCGTGTGGTAGGAGAGGCGTGCGCAGTCGGCGGCGAAGAGCCGGGGCTGGACATCGCGCGCGCTCTTGACGTCGACAAGATGGCGGTTGGCGCAGTCCACGCGCGCCTTGCAGCGGATGCCGGTCTCGCGGTCCGTCCACTGGATCGTGTGCTCCTTGACGCCGCCTGCGAGGTAGCGGGACGCGAGCGGGTGGTCGAGGAGGGCTTTCGCGGCGCCGAGCGCCCGGTCGTACTCCTTGACGTCGAGGATGGTCCGGTTGGCGTTCTCTTCCTGGAACGCCTGCCACCGCTTCCGCGATCCCTCGCCTTTCGACTTGTCTTCGCGATAGCAGACGAACCGCTGGCCGAAGACGATCGCCCCCTCGAGGGCATAGCAGTGGACGGCCCGGCCGATGCGGAGCTCTGGCGTGTCTTCGATGTCGGTCTCGAGCGCGAGCCGGTAGTGCTTCGGGCTCTTCTTCAGGGCCACGAGCGCGGTCGAGCGGACGCCGTCGATCTTGTTGTATTCGGACTCGAGCATTAATGGATTCCCTTCGCCGGGCAGATGGCCTCGGTCATGATGGCGGCGACGATCTGCGCGCCCGTGTCGAGCTCGTGCTTGACGCCGCAGTGGCTGCACTCGGAGTAGAAGCGGGCGATGCCGTCGACGAGTTCGTCGGGGAGCCGGATGTAGACGTCGACCGGGACGTCGAGGTAGGGGCGGCCGTCGGCGAAGCGGAGCTCGACGCGGATCATGGGAGCACCCGTAGGCGAGGTGGGGCCACGCTGGGAATGTCGACGTAGACGTTCAGGTAGTCGCTGCCGTCGCCGAGTCGGAGGATGAGGGCCTCGTACTGGCTGCCGCAGACATCCCATGTCGGCTCGCGTTCGAGGACACGAGACTCGGCGTCGAGATCGTGCATCGCGTCGGCGGCGGCCGGTGGAGCCCAGTGCAGAGAGAGTGTGACGTCAAGGTCGCCGCCGACGTCATCCAGCATCGAGTGGGCGAATGCGATGACCGCATCGACACGGGCCTTGAGCTCTCGCGCGTTCACGAGGACACCTTCCCGTGCGCGACGACGACCGCGTCGAGGATGCCCCATTCAGCGATCTCGACCTGGCCTCCGTCGTCGCTCCGGGCGCGGCGCACCTTCGAGCCGGGGATCGACTTGATGGCGGCGGCGAACGAGTCATCCTCGCCGAGGAAGATGCGCGCCTTCCGGCCGGTGGACATGAGGCGGCCGACGAGGGCGAGGCAGAGCTCGCGGTCGGAGTCGATGCGGCTCATCGCCAGCCTTTCACGATGGAAGTCATCGGACGCTCGCCTCCGCAGGTTGTCTGTAGTGGATGGCTGCCTTGACGGCGCGGGCGACGGCTCGCCCCATGGGCAGCGGCACACCGTTGCCGATGACACGGATGGCGCCTTCAGCGGTCAGCGGCGTGTGGTCGAGATGGTCCTCGGGAAGACCCTGGAGCCGGAGACCGCGCTTCGCCTCCGCCCACGTGCGCGACGAGCGCGAGCGGCCGCCCCGCTTGCGGCCGACTTTGACGTCGACGCCGGGCTCCCATTGGGTGCCGTTGGCCGTGAAACAGCCAGAGCGAGCAGGGTTCTCGAGGAGGGTGTCCTCGGCCGCTAGCGCGTCACTGAACCGCTCGCACGCGGCATCGTGGAGAGCGGCGTAGCCGCACGCCCCGAAGGTGATGGCGCGCTGGCGGCTTTGCTCGGCGCCGAACCACCGGTTATTGATCTCGCGGCGGCGGATGTCGTAGCCAGCGATGATAGGGCTCGGCGCCGACGGAACGTTTTCCATGACGAACCAGACCGGCGACGCCTCAATCACGCACCGAGCGAACTCCGGGATCAGGTCCGGCGGACGCGGATGACCGCCAACGGAGTCGGCGAAGCGACGGAGTTGGCTGTGCGCCTGACAGGGAGGGCCACCGACGATGCCCTCGAACTTCCCTGTCGGCGGATGAAAGCCGCGCACGTCGCCGCCCCAGATGAGATCGGGTCCGCGCACGACGCAGAACCCTTCTTCTTCGAAGGCGCGGTCGAGTAGACCGATCCCGGGGAAGAGAGAGAGGACGAGCCCGAGGGTCAAGGCTTGCTCCGCCCGAGCGTCCGGCGCCCCGCATCGGTGAGAGCGAGCTCCGCGCCATCAACCTCGACGAGCCCAGCCCTGAGACATCGGCGGACGTGCGGCACCGACGCCGACTCGATCGCGTTCGGGATGCGATCGGGGCCACCCACGAAGCCGAACGAGCGCGCGAGAACGTGCAGGTTCAACTCGGTCGGAGTTCCGGCGGGCGGGCGGGGTTGCTGGGCTCGTCGTCGGCGGGTCATCATGGTTTCAATACATGAAACCGACCGCCCACGTCAAATCTTTAGTTCCAAAAAACGAAATCAGGCGTCGGCCGGTGGGTGAGTGACCCGTCCACCGCGCACCAAGATGCCTACAGCATCAACGATTTCTCGAACGCATTCGATTGCTTCTTCGTATTTCTCAGGGCACAGATCAGCCAGCCGCTGCCCGAGATCGACCCACTCACGAAGCGATTCGTCCACCCCGAAACCCCCTGCGAAAAGTAACGAGGTTCCAGTCCTAACATTGAGCGCGCCGGTTGCGGCTCATCCCCACGCAAATCTCACTCTCGATCAGCCGGCTAGCTCACGGGCGCGGCTTGCGAGGCGGTCGCTTGATCTTTTCCATCGCCTCGCGCACCCGACGACGCGCAAGGAGTGTGGGCTCGACAACACCCATCGCAGCGGCGAGTAACGTTCGGTAGAGATCGGGGTTGGCGGTCCGCAAGACGTCGCCCGCCTGAATCCACTGCCACTGGTCGGCGTCGGTGATCGGGATGGCCGGCGGCGGGATCTCGTCGCCGGTGAGCTCCTCGAGCGCCTGGCGGACGCGCTCGACCGCGACCGCGGATGGCGGCTCATCGCCCCGCTTCGTCTTCGTTTCTTCCCGGGGGATCACGCGCGAAATGGTCGCCCCGTCAAGGAGTCGATGCGACTTCAGCGTCGCCCACGGCACCTTGTCGCGGGCCGCTCGCAGGATGGCCATGTAGCCCTCCGTGACCTGTGGGGCGTACTGCCGGGTGGGCGAACGGTGCCGCGGCGCCATGGTGATTGCCAAGGATATTCGCGTGTTCGATTTCAGTGCCTGAAACCTCTTGCAATCGGTTTCTGAAACTGGAACTAACGTAGCTATGGAGATGCGCGCCTCTGCTCGGGTGAGAGAGCACCGGATCCGTCTTGACTGGACCGTGAAAGATCTGGCGGCCAAGTCCGGGATCCACAAGGCAACGCTCTACCGCATCGACAAGGGTGTGCAGGAGCCGACGGTCGAGGAGTTGGAGCGCATCGTCGCCGCCATGGGAATGACGATGGCCGAGCTCTATGGCGGCCGCCGCCGATCCCGCGCGCGGAGACCGCACCGTCACCGCCCCCGAACCAGCAAGACGAAGCCACGATCCACCGCCGCCCACGGCTAGAACGCCATGCCCACGGGGGTCGACATGGCACGGGCGAAGTCGCGCGCGTTCGCGGGTGCGCGGACGTGCGGTCTACGGGGGCAGCTGGACACGAGCGCGCGCGGCCAACTCGTGGCCGTGCGGGGTGTCGAGCGGGACGCCGGTCGCGCGGCATCGGGGGCAACGGTCGGGCTGGCCGCGATCGACGATCAGGCGCCAGATGAGAAGCGGCCAGAAGATGAGCGCGACGAGGTTCAGCGTGTTCGCTCGTGCGCGCGCCGGGTAGGTCGAAAGGCACACGGTACAGATCGCCAGCTTCGCCGCCATAGGCCCCCATCGTATCAGCATCATTTTTTTGGCCATGAGCGGAAGCCCAATCGAGCCCAATTCAGGCGGGACAGCAGGGGGCAACGGTGAGCGGCCAGCTGGAACTTGTCCTGGATGAGCGATCGCACTGGCGCAGGATCGGACAGGAATTCCGCGCGCTCCTCCGCCGCGTGGTCGACCGGGTCGGGCTCAAGGAAGCGAGCTTCGCGCTCGGGGTCGACGCGGCGACATTGGCCCACGCGCTCGCCGGCCGGAAGCGCCACGTGCCGCACGCCGAGTGGGTGCCGATCCTGCTCGCGCTCGCGCCGGATGATGAAGCGCTCGAGTTCCTCGCTGCGCTCCGCGGCCGCGACCTCGTCCCGGCTCGGGTGATGAGCGCGGAAGAGGAAGTCGAAGCGTGGCGCGCGGCGGTGGCGACGCTGCCGGGTGACTTCCGCGGCGTACTGGAGCAGCGGGTGCGCGCGCACCGCCGGAGCGGCGGACGCGGGCCCGCGGGGGCGAGTGGGCGATGAGATGTCCCGTCTGGTGTCTCCGCTGCCGATGGAGGAACTGGTGACCGCCCGCGGCCCCGACAAGCGCGAGGTGGTGCAGGCGCTGACCGCCGAGCGCGTCCTCGACTACTTCGGCATCGGCCACCGGAGAAGCGGCGGCGAGCTCCGGTTCCAGCTCTGTCCCGAGTGCGGCTGGCGCTCGAGGTGGGACGCCGTCTCGGTGTCGATCGCGAGCGGGCGCTGGAAGTGCCACGCGCACGACTGCGCCGGGGACCTGCTCGCGATGGTCGCGGGGTACGCCGGCATCGACGCCGCGCGCGAGTTCCCGCGGGTGGTCGAGGTGGCGGCGGAGATCGCGGGGGTTTCTCTGTGACGCATGACGCCGACGGACGAGGTCGCGTTATTCACCGTAGGGGGGGGCTGTGAGAGACGGCCTTCCGAGCAGACGTGGCGGCGGCGTGCGAACTCGACCGCGCGATTTACCGCGTGGTCGCATCGACGGAACGAATGGATCGTGGCCTACCCACGGCGCCGGCGGTGAAGTCGATCCAAAGCCGCCTGCAATCTGTGCGCTGTACGAAGACGAGGCGATGGGAGACCTCTTCGCCGACCAAGGGCGCGCCCGCCGCGACCAAGCTCCCCCGCCGGGGGTCTTCGGGCAGTATCCACGCGCGCTGATCCCGAAAATCCTGCCGTGGCTTCGGTGCCAGCGGAGCGAGGTCCTGCACGTGTGCTCTGGATCGCTGCCGCCCGGCGAGGGCATCCGGGTCGACATCCGGCGAGAGCAGAGGCCCGACGTCGTCGCCGACGGGCGGGCGCTACCGTTCCGGGACGGCTCCATGTCTGCCGTCATGGTCGATCCGCCATACACCGAACAATACGCTCGCCTTTGTCCATTACCTCGTACCGATGCCGCCGCCAGGCGGATACTCGACGC